TCGCTGCACCCGCTGCATCCGCTGCACCCGCTGCACCTGCTGCACCTGCTGCACCCGCTGCACCCGCTGCACCCGCTGCACCAGCTGCACCCGCTGCACCCGCTGCACCAGCTGCACCCGCTGCACCTGCTGCACCTGCTGCACCTGCTGCACTCGCTGCACCCGCTGCACCCGCTGCACCCGCTGCACCTGCTGCACCTGCTGCACTCGCTGCACCCGCTGCACCCGCTGCACCAGCTGCACCCGCTGCACCCGCTGCACCAGCTGCACCCGCTGCACCTGCTGCACCAGCTGCACTCGCTGCACTCGCTGCACCTGCTTAACGATTCCAGTGCCTTGCGCGCCGCTTTCTCACTGCCCCAGTATTCGACGCTGTTGCGATTTCCGTTCTCGTCGGTAATCCATTGCATGGGTTGGTTCCTGAAACTCCTCCGCCCGCAGCGCCGCGAGATCAAGGTGGGGGACGGACGCTGCGGACGGACGGGAGTGCGTTGGGTTGGTGGCCGCCGGCTCAGAGGTGAGCTAGAAGCCGGTGCTTAGTTGTTGCACCGGGTATCTTACGCGAGGCTCTTTCGTCGTCGCAAGACCTAATCCCAAAAATTTTTTTGCTGCTGCTGTTCTCTTGTGGTCTCCGTGTTCTTCGACCGCTGCATGTTGTGGTGCCTTCGCCCCCTCCGTCCGTCATTTGCCTGGGACAGCACAATATAGCACACCTTTTTGCGAAATAGCTTAACGGGAGCGCAGCAAAGTTGGCCTGGATACATTACGCCGAAAAGATAATGCAGACGGAGCTCCCATGATCTGGCCTCCTGATAGCGCAACTCTGGTGAGATTACTTCAAGGATAGGCGCTAGCCTATGCTCGCGAAGCCCAAGAATCCATTCGTGTTTGCCGTGGTAAGAGAATGGATCGACACGGTGTCTAGCCGCACGCTGTTTTGGCTGATGGCTAATGCCGATGTATCTTACGAGTTTTGAGAGTGGACAGCGCAGCCGGTACACAAAATATGGCTTCCGTTCCCGCTCGTGCACTGGCATACCCATAGCTATCCGTGGCGCTTATCAACGTGAATTCCGGTAGGTCTTTCAATCCGTCCGAACTTTACGAGCTCTTTAGTTGGAATGACCCAAAGGCGCCCGTGGACCTTTTCGGCGTCGAGTTGCTCTGCTGCAATTAGTTGCCGCACGCGCTGCACCGTGATACCTAGTTCCTCGGCCGCTTCGGACACTGTTCGATATTTGTTGTCAAGCATCGTTGACATACCCTCACCTTACTATGTAGAAATACCATTGTCAAATAAGGCTGCCGGCCTGGGTTTGCAACAACTAAAGCACCGGCTAAGGTGCCCAGGCCAGCAGCGTGTTCGATAATTCCTATGTCCTCATACTTGTCCGTCTTTTTCTTTGGGTATGCTTGTGGCCTAGCCATCGGTTTACTCACGATCAAGAAACCTCCGAAGAAGCTCGACCGTGATAAGAGCGGCTAAGCCACCAGCAAGCCACACGACGATAGTTTGAGCGGTTGACATCATCGTTTATTGCCGTCAAGCAGGACGGCGTTTCTGTCCAGCGGTGGAATCTGCTGCGGTTCCATACTCGCGGAAATGGGCGATGCAGGGCACGATCCTGCAACCTCGACGGTGTAAACGTCGCGCTCTAGCCAATTGAGCTAATCGCCCGGTGATGCGACTGGTAACGATTTTAGCGGGCACTCGCTTGTAAGTGTTTTTGGCCAGTCCCCGTCAGGTTCGTTCTGCGCGCATCGTGCGGATTGTGACGGTACGCGAAAACCTTGCAAAAGTAGTCGCCGAAGCGCGCATAGCGTTTGTCGTAGTTCGCTCTACGTGGTATGTCTCAATACCAGAGAGGGTCACGTAGATGGCGCACACGTTGTTATCGCACGTTGAACGCTACATTCGCGCGCGGGATATGTCGGCGCAGTACGCCAATAACCTACGTGCTGATTGTCGGGCGTATGCGCGCTGGATGGGCCGCAGCGTTCATATCGGTGAACTCAACTGTGACGACGTAAATGACTGGCTAGCGGCGCTACAGCGAGAATTAAAACCGCAAACCGTAGACAGTTACCGCCGGCACTTGCTCGCGGTGTGGCGCGATGCGTTCATGCAAGGCTTCAACGACGAGCCGCCGCTGAGAGTTCGCAGGATTAAGCTGCCGCGTGCGCCAGTGCGTGCTTACACACAGTCCGAGATACTCCGCCTGATTCATGCAGCAGCCCAGCTCAAGGGCCGGCATAGAAACGGCAACCGGCGTGCGGACTTCTGGCTGGCACTGTTGTTCTCCGCCTACAGCACCGGATTACGCCGTGGAGATTTGCTGCTGGTCTTCCGAGATATGATTGAGCCGGACGGGTCGGCGACTATTGTGCAGAGCAAAACCGGAATACAGGTGCGGGTGAAGTTCTCAGCCGACGCATTGCAATATGCAGCACGGCTCGAAAGCCGCGAGGGACTACTGCTGCCGTGGCCATACCGCCGCGATGCGCTGGTGCCTCGATTCAATGCCCTGCGGAAGATGGCCGGACTCAACCGCGGCACACTCAAATGGATTCGCAGAAGTGCTGGCAGCCTGGCAGAACGTGAACGGCCGGGCGACGGGGCGCGGCTTTTAGGGCATTCGCCGCATGTTTTCAGGTCCAATTACGAAGATCGCTCGATCACCCAGGCCGAGCCGGTCCAGCCGCCGCCGCTGTAGACTTACGCTGCGGGTTTGGTAGGATGGCCGGCATGGCAGACAATCTTTGCGAAAAGCACGCGGATGAAGCTCGCAGCATTCTCGGATGCAACTGGCCTGCGCCAATTCCGGTCACTGAGCGATTGCCAGAATTTGACGTTGTGGTGCTCGTTTATTGTCCACATTATTGTGGCGACAGTTGGCTACTGGCGTGGAGGCATCCAGAAAGGACCGGGAGTTGGCAATGGCGGACGATGGAACAAGCACAATGTGGGAGGCCGGCGCCAGCAGTTCCAGCGGAAGTTACCCACTGGTTGCCGCTGCCGCCGAAACCATGAAATGAAAACAGCCGCCGCCATTTGCTGGACGCTGTGCTTTTTGCTCTTCGTGCTCGGAATGTTCGCGCTTATCGTTGGGCCGATGCTTATTGAAAGCCATGAATATTCGAAGTCGATAACCCACCAAGACGCTAAGCGCGATCTGGAAGAAACTCACGAGTATTCGATAACCACACTCGCTGCATCTTGGTGCTGGGCAGTCTTGGCACTACTCTTCACCATTGTCGATAAACTGGGATCGAAAGCACCCGGCGTCATCCTGTTTCTTGTCATCCAATGTTCGCTTGCCTACGCCGATAGCAACGAGTCAGCGTTTATCCGACCTTCTCCAGCGCAGGCCGTGAAGGAACGCAAAGCAGAACGAGAGCGCGAACACTCTCGGCGCGAGGACCAGTTCGGCCGTCTAGAGCACGATCACGTAACAAAGAAACCCAAGCAGGGTCCGACCGATGCGGACTACCGGCGGTGGCTTATCCTTGGCGGCTCACCTGCCAGCGAAGCGCGAATCCTCGGCACGTTCAAAGGCACGCTGAATCTATCGAAACGTAATGGCAAACTTGTGCGCATCCGGCTCGCCAATCTCGGACGGGCTGACCGGCAGTTCTTTGAAGAGTGGCAGAGGACTCAATGAGCGGCAACGTCGTTCCCATTCTGCTCGTGATCCTCGGCTGGCTTATCGTCCCGCCGGTCGCTGCGTGGCTGCTGTGCTGGGATTGAGCGGCTCTTGCAGACACCGCACCCGCCAGTTCCTCCATAGGCGGGCAGGCACGTCATAAACAATTCGCATTCGTAAACAGAGAATTTCTTGCGCACGTTGCCTTGGCAGGTCAAGCATTTGATAAAACATATCCCGAGACTCCCAACGAGGTAGCGGCATCTTTGCTTGACTTCGGTTCGGCTCGCCTTTTGCTTCGCAGAACAGTTTCTAAGTTGCCGAGGCAATAGAGGTTTGTGGCAAAAGTCACACCTACCATTCCCAATGCACAGATTGGCCATTGTCAAACACTTACCGTCGTGTGTGCTTCAGCGGGATCGCACGATTCATCGCCGAGCGGGAATTCCGTGGATTCAAGATCGTCCGACCCGTGACAAGATGAACCGGGTGTAATGGACCAAGCAAATGAACGAGTGCCGGTCCCGCCGATTGGATCGCACGGAAAATCAACGTCCTCTTCGAATGTTTGTAGCAGGACTGTCACGGTTCCGCTTACCTCGAAATTGCCATCCTCGACGCTGCCGCTGCACGTCGGACAGGTGTACATTTTGTAGATATACTGCTGGTCGATATAGTCCGTATGGTCCGGGTAGAAGTCTGAGGTCGTGTGCCTTGCGATCAACAATCCTTTGTCTCCGCAATCACCAAGCGTGCCTAAATTGAGCACAAAGCATCCTGGAAAATCCGGGTCGTCGGGCGCGTAGGATAAGGTGAAATCGCGGTTTGTGTTTCCTCCGAAAATTTCCGCCACTTGATCCCCGACCGTAACGATGCAATGCTTTTGTCCCGTATTGCTGAATGTTATGTTTGAAATCGCGCATCCGCAAAGATCTGGCGGCGGTGGTTGAGTACCGCAACACTGGCACGGTCCAATGCTATAGGTTACGGGCACGGTGCGCTCACGTACTGGATGGCGTCCGTGGTAATCTGCAATTCGTCATCGACGCATTCGACGTTTGTAACAACCGTGGTCGTGGTGCAGGTTAGTTTCTTGTCCGCGCCAACAATCAAATAATCCGTCCCTGAAATAAGCTGGACCGTACAGCTCGTCGATACTGGAAACTCGAACGGGTTCCAGAGTGTCGCCGAATCTGTAACCAGCGACGTACTTCCACCGGCGCCAACGCTTCTCACTGATCCTGTACCTGACGAGAGTGTCTCAGAATCGCCGGCGTCAATTTCAGCGTCCGGCAACGCAGTCAGGATTGCTTTTCCGGCCGCACTCTTTGGCCGCGCTTCCCATCGGTTCAGCTTTGCGTTCCAATCAGCGATCACCAAATCCGAGTCTGAATAAGCGTCGGATTCGACGATTTTTTTTACCTCGACTGTCTCGGAGTCGTCGGTCGGGTCGCTTCGTGGATCAAGTCCGTTGTCGAGCGCGTAGACCGTATCTATCAGCAGCGGATCGTCAGATCCGTGACCATAGGCTATAAGACCGCGGATTGCTCGATAGCGTTCAACTACCAGCAATTCCCAGTCAACGCCGTCGCCGATTCCAGGGCTATAGATAGCCGTTACGTCCTCATCTTCTTGCAAAATCTCTTTTTGTGTCTTGGCGACAAACAGCGTTTCGGCCATATCGCCAGGCGTAGATCGAGGATCATCGCTTCCAGCCAACAAAATAATGCCATCGATAGAAAATGTGTCATCCTCGGCAGCGACCGCCCCAGTTGCCTTGCCACGAATCAGGCGGAAATTATTGACGCCGCCCGTCGTTTTGAGCGTCTCCCAACCGGTTCCGTTGTGAATAGCGTCGACTATTTCATTGTCGGCGTAGGTCTGACCAAATATATTGGCGACTGATACTTGCGTCGTCGAGTCGCCATCCACAGGGTCAACGCCGTTGGCCAACGGGACGACGTTATCAATTAAAATTGTCCCGCCACTTTGGGCGCCGTAGGACTGACCGCGAATCAGGCGATATTTTTCGTCAGCCCCGCCAACCGGCATCCAGCGAAGTCCGTCGGTTCGCCATGCAATCCAGAACTTGTCACCAGCGCCAACAATCGTCGTCGCATCGCCAATCCGAAACTCATCGCCATACGTCACGAACGCGCTGCCATCCCATTTTAGGTATTTGACCTTCACCGGCTGGTACGGGTCATCATCGGTCGACGTTTGCTGAACGTAGCGCAGGTTCGGCCCGCTCACCGGCATTCGGTTGATGTCTGTTTGAGCGCGCATCAGACGAAGTCCCTGGAAGAATGCCGAGGTCGGAACCGTGGCGTATTGCCGCGTGGCGCCGCCGGCAGTTGTAAGACATCGCGTTGGCGTTCCAAGTGCAGCACCGTCAGTTGCTGATCGATATTGCGTTCGATCGCCACGATTTGCGGGTAGATGCCGCTTGACGTGCGGCATAGAAAGCTAATGCCCTTGCCGTAAATGTGCTCCACTCTATCGCCGACTTCGTAGGTGTGATCGAGCCCGTCGAGCTGGATCGGTCCCGAGACTTCCATCACATCAAAAACATCGCGAACGGAACCAGCAAAATCGGCGATGGCCGTCGACTCGTTCACGGCTGTCGAAGGAACCGAGCCGCCGCCATACTTGGAAAGCGACGAGTGCCGAATGCGGTAGCGGAACCTGTCCGGCAAATCGAGCACAAGCGGCACGTTGTCGGCGTTCGGAGAATCTGCCTGTCGATCGATGAAACCATATAGCCGATAATCCCCCTGGATCGTGGCGGTCACGCGGATGCGTAGGTCATCGAAGTTGCCGAATGGCAAAAAGAACTCTTCCGGGAGCTTCTCGCCATTGAAGTAAACGCCAGCTTCCTGCTGCAATAGTTCGCAGTCCATGCCCTTGCACGGCAGCCAAATTGGGTCGCTCGTGTTCGAATACTCGACCTCGACGCCATTGAGCGCGCCGATAGGAACCTGATCATGCACTGAGGCGTCTGCCGCGTCTTTGAGTGTCAGCGTTGGCAACAGTTTGCGGCGCCTAGCAATGAAATGGTGCAGAATACTGACAGAGTTTAACTGTGTTCGAAGCGCCGATGTGAATATGCCAGTGATCTCCGTTCGACTCCCAATATAATCGCCTGCTTCATTGAGTACCCACTTACGCAGCACGTCGCGAACATCTTCGAAGCCAGAGGCATCCTTTGCGTAGTTGTCCGCACTCGCAGAAGTACACGCCGAATCCGCCGATTCCTTCCAGCCGCGAGCCAGCTCTACTGTGATTTCATACTCTTCGAATCCACCGCGGATCGTGACTTGATTGGCCAGCTTCGAGATATCGAATGTAATGCCGGCCGTGTCGACGTTCTGCTCAGCCAAGTCGCGCGGGTCCGACAGCGATTCACCGAATGCCTGGTGAAACACGCTCACCAGCTCGCCGCCGGTCCCTTTTTTGAAGAACTCGTAGATTCGAGCCCCAAGGGCCGTTCGTTTCACCCGCCAACGATAGCCAAGAGGCTCCAGCAGAATATCAAGGGCTTGCGGCAGAAACGTCCCGCGCGGAATACGCACATCCTGCACGAGCGCTGTCGGATCGTCGAATACGTCATCAAGCGTCGACTGGTCCGGGTTGGAAATGTACGTCTGAGGCGTGTTGAGCGCCCACAGCAGGTAGAAGACGGCACCTGACAGCGTAAAACGCTCGACGTTGGCGCCCTGGAGGGTTTGAGCGGCTGTTGTACGGACCGATTCTGGATCGAGCAGTAGCGTGCAGCCGCCGGCCGTGGTATGCGTATCGTTCTTATTGCCCAAAATAATGCCATCAATCATCGGGTTGAAGACCAGATCGCCATCGATCAGCACGGATTTGTCGGTCTCAGAAGACGTGGGGTCCCACACCAGATAGCCGTCGACGGGCGAACCCAGGTGGTACAATTCAGTGCGGGAGACGATTTCCAGAGTCTCGCCGCTCTCGGATGAAATCAAAATGGGGATTTGCGTTACCTTGCCCCAGTGGACGACCTCAGCCGTTGCGACTTCCTGTATTTCAACTTCCAGGTTGAGAAGCGTCGAGGGGCTGAAGCCCTGTAGAGAAGCGTTCTTATATTCCAGCGTCGCGATGTCGAGTTTTTCGGCACCAGCGCTTTCCTGAATGTGGATTGGCTTCACCAGTGGCGTGACCACACCGTTGAAATAGACGTTGTATTCGACGCTGTTGCGCTGCGGCATGGGTCAACTTAGCTGCGTATAGTGCAAGAGAACGATCGCCCAGTAACCGCCGCCCAATGTGCCGGCCTCATCTTTCTTCGGGCCTTCCATCAACATCGCGCCTTCGAACGTACAATCTGAAAATGACGAATGATCGGCTTGACTCACGATCGTAAGACTTCCATTTGTGCCGGCCCGTGTATTATTGAACGTCACGTCGATGTAATCAGACAGCTTGCGAGCCGTGTCGAAGTCGGTGGCATCGTAAATCAGAACCGGAACGACGATATGCCGCTCGCCATACTGGCCATAGATGCGCGATACGCCGGTCACGCCCCAGAACTTCCGGTCGTGGAACTGCAATGTGCGTGGGGGGATTTGCAGGCCCTCAAGGACTACTCCCTTGGTGTTGACACCAGCGAATGTGATTGCGGTGGCCATTCATTACCTTGATTGAATCCCGGCGGCTTCAGATTGGTGAGGCACGTCGCGACCATCCTGCCCTTTGATGCGAATCGTCATCGGAGGCGCCAGTGGTTGGAGGCCTATAATTCGCTGGTATGCTTGTTCACGCGCTCCAGACGAATCGAATCGGCTAGGCCGCACTTGCGACAGCGCCCAGTTTGCGCGTTGCTCGTCGCTGAGCAATGTGGCTGGCAGTGTCCACAGAAATGGATGCTCGTAAGTGAATTCTGCGGCTTTGAATTCTCCCTCTGATGCTCCCGACGCACGCACAACCGCCAATAACCGTTCCTTGATTTGTTCGGTCGTCAGCTTCTTTTCCCCGACTTTTGCCAGAGTTGCCCCGGTCTGACCTTCTGCGATCATCGAAGCGATCGATTCACGCCCAATGTCGACGGCCTCTTCATATTCCGCGACACCGGAGGTGCGACCGAGAGCGCCACGGGCTCGCGCCAGCAATTCGGCTTCGCCTTTTTGCATTCCAGGTTTGGCAATTTCCCGGATAACAGACCGCGCTGCCCTTGGGTCATATTTTTCGGAAATAGCCGCCGTTAGCGCCATCCCAGTCGATTCGTCGTATCCACCGGATTTCAGTATCGTGGCAAACTTCGCGTACAGCTCGAACGCCTGGTCGCCAAATCCGAGATCACTGCCAGTAAGCTGCCGCATCGTAGCGCCAACTTTCCCGATTGCTTGCGGGGTGATCTTTCCGCCTGGTGTCGAACGCCGGATAATTTCCAGAACCCGCCTACTGAACGCATCCGCATCGCCACCGCCGGCTTGCGTGGCCGTCTGAAGTTTCAGCAGTTCTTCGAGTGAAGCGCCCTCAGCTTCACCTCGTGAAACGCCGAAACGAGTTAGTAATTCGGCAGCAGCACCTGCCGCCGGCAATCCAGTGCGTTGCCTGATTGCAACATCTCCGATGCGTCGCGTTACAGCTTGCTGTTGTGATTCACTGGCGATTCGCGCCGTGACGAAGTACTTGCGCATGGCTGCGTCCGCAGTCTGGGACGCTTTGGCCTCATTCTGTTCGAATTCGCGTTGGAATTCGATGAGCTGTTCGAACGTCTTTTTGACTGCTTCGATTCCGGCATGCACGCTGACCCACTTTCCAACCATGTGTTCGAGCGACTGGGCCATCTGATCGGTATGTCGTCTGCCCCTGTTGCTCGCATCTTCGATGGCCTTGGCCATCGCTTCCGGCCCTTCCTTGGCCTTGCGCCACGCCTCGACCACGCCGGCTTCCTCGGCACTCATGCGGATGATTACATTATCTTTGGCTGGCATGGCTATCTGACCTTCAGTTGAATGTTGCGAACGACTATCGGAGGAGCATCAAACACTTTGAACAGCACACACGTCACGTCGAAGAGGGTTGGCTGATAGTCCGGCCGTTGCAGACCTCGGGCATACAATTGGGCGTTGAGCGTTCGCTTGTCGGTGGGAATGACGAGCCCATGCTTTTTTTTTCCGATAGCGCACGCATCGTCGCGGAAAAACCGGTGACCACTTTGACCACATCCCACGCTTCGTACTCGCCGATCAGATCTAGTAAATCCACGACGTCACAATTCACGCGGTAATTCTTCGCGAGTGCAGCCGCACAGAATCCGAGGCTACCGGGAATCTGCATGACGACGTCCTTCTCCATCGCCTTGGAAAAACCGTCGCTCAAAAGCCACTCATAAATTGAATTCGCTTGGTGAACGAACTGGCGATGCGCCTCCGTCACTTCGCGGACTTCGGCGCCCGTATTTCGGTCGCGCGTCAATCGCTTAGGCAAATAGTCGGCGTCCGGGATGGCCCACGAGTTCCCATCACGCAGAATCACCTCTTCGCCGACGTGCAATTCGTTTCGCTGCAGCTCGGATGGCGTGGGCTTCTGGCCTTTGACGTAGCCGACCCAGTACCGGCCTTTTTCCAAGTCGCCATCGGGCGGCGCTTCAAGCCATTCCTGATGTTCCGGTTCAAAATTAGGTGGCGTCGGTGGAAGATGCAGCCCGTCGAAAATGACCAGCCGGCCAGCGGCTCCATCGGGTCCCTGGGCGAGAGGAACCGGGATCGCTGCAACCGACCGGTCGAGAAGATCGGCCAAACCGAGTCTGGTGAATTCAGCGCTAAGATCGGCGTCACCGTGCCCCGGCAGATAGACCAAAATTCCAGCCATCAAAACTCCTACGGAATGGCAACTGCAAGCGTCACGGCGAGCGTACCGGTGATGAGGATGCGTACCGTGACAAGCGCGTCGTCCTCGTCTGAGACGCTGATGCTGTCGAACGTGAAGTTTCCAGCCGCTGCGTCGAATCGGGCATGGCTCGTAGTGCCGACCGCCACGCGTCCGTCCGCTGCAGCCGTGGCACGCTGCAGGTAGACCTTGAGCGTCGAGGCCAGTGCATTGGTGAAAAAGCTGCCGCTGAGTGCATAGGGCAGGCCCGCGTTGAGGAACGTCAACTCAATCATCGGCGAGCGGGCGGTGATCGAACTGGCGCCGTAGCGCGGAAACACGCCGCCATCGCAGCGCCGGGCCGTAAACTGGATTCCTGGGATAACGAGAATCCGCCGCAGCCCCTCGATTTGCGACGAGCCCAGATAGCAGCCGCCGACGTAATACTGGCTCATGTAGGCGGGAGCGGGCGCCGACGTGAAATCGACGCCGTTGGCGGACGTGATTGGGTTCGTACCATCCGTGCTGAGCGCAAAGTATTCCAGTTCGGCTTCGGCGCCGGTCTCAGAATCGATGTCTGCCTCGATCGATGCGACGTGCAGGAAGCCCTTTGTCGAAACTTCAGTCGACGAACTCGTATTTGCGAAGGCACCACCAGGTGTGCGGAGTTGGAACCGCATTGTCGATCCGCCAGAGCACGCGAGACCGTTCGTGAGAATGTTCGACACTCCCAGCACGGTCAGTAGATCGGCAGTGCGAAACCGTTTAATCGGATCGGCCTGGGCGAGAATCTGGGCGCCCGGATTGAGCGACCCACCCGGCCGCAATAAATGGTGTCGCGAGCCAGCGTTGAGCGACTGGTCGCGAACCTGCTGCAGATCTAGCGTGCCACCCGCGTGGGTAAAGCTGGCCGAGTAAATTCCGTAGCGATCGGATGCCATGATACTCACCTCTTGGGTAGGCGAATGCGTTTGCGTGAACTGCGATGTCTATTCAGGCGGTCCATGTAACCTTCCAGCGTCCATTTAGCGATTAACTCCGCATCTTGCTGGTCGCACGTTGTCAGTTCGACCAGCATCCTTTCAACAGTCACCTGCTGCCTTGTGCCTTCTTTCCTGAACCGGCCCGAGCCGCCCTTGAACGCAAACCGCATCGTGAGCGTAACGGTGATCGTTTTTCCTTCAGCCGTCCCACCAATCTGAACCTTCACTCGGTTCAGCATTTCCTCGCGTGAATCTCCACTCTTCACCAGGTCGAGCGTCGAATGATACCTTCGCGCCTTCATGCGCTTGTATTTTTCACTGCGCTCGAAATGATGAAATCTTGTCTTTGCCTCCCTGGTAAATCGTGCCGGAAAACCTTTACTGCCTGACTCGTGGCGACTGGCGCCGTGCCAGCGTACTACCGCGTCAAACAACGCCTCTTTGAAATATCTGTTGTGCCATCGAATCGCCATATCCTCTGGTCGGTCTGGTACGTCCAGCTCGCAGACCAGCATTGGAAACGGACTATTGTTCGCATAGCGCAGTGCCATTCATCATCCGGTCCAAGGGACTTCGAACACGAAACCGATCCAATCTTTGCGAATCTCATTGTGCTCGGGGTCGGCCGGAGGCAATCCGTTGATGGCCGTGGCATTCAAGTACGGATTGCCCTGCGCATCTCCAAGCCCGCGCGTTGCCTCCAATTCGCTCGCAATCGTTTTCCACAGTCTCCGCGCCCACTGCTTGCGGTTGGCGAATTTCTCGGCACGCGTTTCCGGTGAGTCATCGGCATAGTTGATCTGGTACGCCTCGGGCACCAATACCTCGACGTTGATTTCCAGCACTCCGCGGCTGGCCCAGGTTCCGGTTCCCACGACGCGGCGTTCGTAGCTTTGATTGCGAATCACGGTCCGAGGCAGGTCATTGACCGCTGGCGGCTGGTCGGGCGCCATAGTGTTTTGCTCGTCCTCATTCGGCTCGTCGATAGCTTCTTCGTCGTGGATTCGAGCGCGGGCCTGATCGCGCGCTGAATCCAAATCGACGGCATCAGCACCCATCGCATCGCGCACGAACGCCTCGCTCGACAACAACCAGTTGACGGCGAATTCGAACGTCGATGGTTCAGTAGAAATCGACATTTATCAACCTGGCGACAGCACGATGATTTTTCCCGCCACGTTACATTCGACGGTCGCATTGCCGCTGGCATCCCGGAACGATGAGCTGTCCATGCGGATAAGTTTGGTTTTTCCGTCCGCGACTGAGACGGTCGGATCAGCGACGGTCGATCCGTAGTTCGTCGCTGGCGTCTTTGCCGTGCTCGAAAGTTTCAGCGTGAATGTTGCCGTTCCGCCCGTGTCGTTTTTCAGCACTACAATATCGTCGTCCGAATGCGTCCATATCGAGCCGTTTCCAGAGCCAGTCGTCATCGTCTGGAATGTGGCATCCGTCAGATTGAGCCCGGTCGCGTTGTGCGGGATCGCTGTTTTCGTGACTGATTGGGTTGCCATCGTTACCGTCCGCTCAATCTGGGCTCGCGTGCCCGGATGCCTTTACGTTTCAGCAGTTGGACCGTCTTTGTCGCTCCGTCTTTGCCGATCGCCTCTCCCTGCTGCGTAAATACTTCGCCATCGATGACCCAGGTATCGTTCAGGCTATTGGCTTGACCCACTGGGATATCCATCAGCCCCGCGAAGTCGAAATACTCGCTCTTCGCGGTTTCAACGAGGCCGCGGGTCTCGTCGAATTCGACGACTGCTTCGACTTCTTCCGTCCGATCGTCCTGACCGCCAATGCGCCGAATGACCGTCTGCTTGAACTCGTCGAAACAGCGGCTCCATTCGTCGGCCAGAATGGTGTCGAACGGACTGGGCATTATGCGGCGGCTGGTTCAGTCGTCTCCGTTTTTTCGGTCGCGGCGGATGCGTCGGCGAAATCGACGACGGGTGTTGCGCCAAGTTCTCGGACCTGCTCGCACAACAAGTCGATGGCCTCTTGCTGTGCCTTGATCGTCTTCATCAGCTCGCGCACCGAGGGGTCCGCGGGAACCGGGGATTGCACTACCCGAGGGCGGTTCTTTTCATCCAGCGTGACTTCAACGAGTGCCTTACCGATGTCGGCTTTGACAGAGGCGTATTGCTCTGCCGTCAACTCCATCACCACGCCTGGTTCGAACTTCAAACCGGCACGCTGAAATGTGGTCGGCCAATTGTTGTGAAGCATTACCACGGCGGCCGGCTGTTTTTGTTTTCTTGCCATTTGGTTCCTCGTAAGTAAAAAACGCTGCGGCTCCGTAGGGACGGTGGCCGCAGCGCTGTTGTTTCATGGTTACGGCCAAACGTCACTTATCAGGTGAACGTCGTCAGAACAGCCGCCGACCAATGGCCGAAACCGATGTTATAGCGAGCCTCGGTCATGGCTTTGAGCCATTTGAACTCGATGTCATCGGCTCCCTTCATCTGGAACTTCAGGGACTCGCGACCCTGGAAGATGAACGGCTTGACCGGACCGCCGGTGTAGAACAGATACATCTTCGCGTCGGAACCGCCGCTGCTTTCCGCGCCGAGGTAGATGATCGGAACCAAGGTCGGCCGTTCGAGAATGACGTTCGTCACCGCAGCCGTTGCACTGCTGCTGGTTTCGATCGTCATCACTTGCTCGAAACACTTGGTCGCAACTTCGTACTGCGCGAGCGGAACGCAGCAGACAAGGCTTCCCAGCTTTCCAATACGCGGGCGAATGTAGAATTTGCCCTGATCGTTCTTGTAGCTGAGCATCTTCTTTAGCGCCTGGTGATAGGCGCCGCGGAACTCCTCGACCGTCGGACTCGTTCCAGTCGCTGCGGCATACGTCACCGAATTGCTCTGTGTGCCGCTGTCACCCCAGGAGTGGTCCGTATCGAAGAAATACTGACCATCAAAACAAGCTGTCGTCTCGGCGGCGATGATGACCTGGCACAGCAACTCGTCAGGGTGGAACGTGGCCTCGTCGGCGAGCGCCTGAATCTGGGCCATGAAGCCGCCCATTCGGTCGTCGTCGACATCGTTCTTTTCGAACTGCAGCGATGACTCCCAGTGCTTGTTGGTCAGCACATAGTTGGCCGCACGCAGTTGCTTGAACTGGCGGTCTCCGATCCATTCCTTGATGCCGGGAAGGCCGCCGAGCCACCCATATTTTTCGTCGATGGAAGTCGAATTGATGAGCGTGCAAAGCGTCGGATAGAACGGCGCTTGCCTCTGCGCATCGATTCGCATGTTGAATTGTTGCGTCAGGTCGCGTTGGACGGCCTGGTAGGCAGCAGTTGTGGTTGACATTTGTCTTTTACCTCATTTTATGGCCTGACCGGCCGAGTTAGTTTTCGGTTCACGTTTACGGGTTAAAGCCAGCTGCCTTGAGCGTGGCAATCACCTTATTGAGCTGAGCTACAATTGCGTCGGCTTGCGTCGTAGTCGTATAGCCGGCTGGCGTGGTTGTCGTCGAAGCAGTCGTGGCGACGGCAGTGAGCGCAGTGCCGGTGCTGGGCAAAATGCGTCCAGCTTCGATATCGACCCAGACCTTTGTCGCGCTAACATATTCGGAAATTCTTCCAACAAAACTGTTGGCCGTCGCCGTTTTGACGATCGCGTAGTTGTCAACCGCATAGACGGGTGCGCCAACGTCCGTCGCCGCGAAACCAGCCCCGGTGAGCAATACCTGTCCATCGATGCATAGTTCCACGTTGATTGCGGCATCTGCGCCAGATGAATTGTCGGCTTCTTTGACGACAATTCCGCCGAAGCGGTTGGCGCCGCTGTTCGTGTCATCATCGGCGTATCCAGATGCATTGATGAAGGCGAGAGTGTTTTCGTAAAGGTGCGTGGACTCCTCAACGGGCACGCTTACCCTACAGCCGTTTCGTCGCGTTAGGAGTTGATTAGCTGTGACGGCCATGATTTATGTCCTTCGAATTGAGAATTGTGTGATTGAATCGGATTCCGACGCTCCCGCCGGCCGGTTGATTTCGCTATGCCGCTGCCGTTTCCGCGAGCATTTGCGGCTTGCGCCATTTCACATAGTCGTCCTCGGTCGCATAGCCGAGGCTGGCGTGCAATTTCGGATGCTCGCGATATTCGGAACGTGCCGCACGCTCTGCGGCCTTTTCCTTGCTCGCGTCGTCGGCCCCGCTGTCGTCGGTCGCAGAAAGTCTGCCGCCCTTGATCAAGAGGTCGGCGATTTCCGCCTTGGCCTCGGTCACGCTGAGGTTCTTGTCGACCCAGCGATCGACCGTGGCCTGTTCCTTGACGCCTGCGTTGGCGGCCAGTGCGTGAAGTTCCTTCAGACGAACCCGCTCTGCGGCGAGAAGCTCGGCGGTCGTTGGTTGACCGTCTTTCTTTTCCGCCGAATTGGCTCCCTTGAGTTGGGCGAGTTCAGCCGATAGTTTTTCAACTTCGGATTTGTGATCGGCGCTGAGTTTCTCGGTCGCCAGCTTGACGGCGCTGTCAACCTTCGCCTGAATATCTTGCTCGGTCATCTGTTTTTCCTTTCGCGAAATTGCCAGGCCGTGCTGGTCTAAAAAGCGGGTTGTAAATGATGCCAGACGCTCGGCATCTAAACTGAAATGGTTCGTAGCGGGGCGCTCCCCGGTGAGCCCGAGAGCAAATCTGGCGAGAGACTCAGCCTCCTCGGCGAGTTCCTGTCCTCGGTGGAATAGGCCAGAAGGATTTGCCGCCGGACTATCGACCACGTCGACTGCTTTCAGCGATTGCAAACGAGCGTGCGGAAGGTTTGATTTGTTCGCTGGATCGGGACTCGTGAAGTCGCCGTCTTCGTTCTCATTGTTCGCGGTGTGTTTGTCTTCCGCGCCGCGATCGTGCCGGAAGACGATCGACATTCCGAACGCCTCGGGGTCGTTCTCGGCGAGATCCATCACATAGTTTGCCAAATCACCATCCGGGGTGTTGTGAGCGGTTTGCGAGAAATGCAGATCAGCGGTCACCTGATCGCCGACCTGTTTAGCATCCATCGCGCGACCGAGAAAACTCCCCAGCCCGTCACCAGACAAGCTCGGGTGCGTGAATCGCATCTTGACGCCACGCTTTGCCGCGTCGAGTTGCTTGGCTACCGCAGCGTTGAACTCATTGTCGATCCACATGTAGTGGCCTTCGGCTTCACCGCGGGTAATCACCGATGCGCCGTGAATCACGCCGGCTCCGTCGTATCCTCCGGTCCTGTCGACGCGGAGCGTTTTGCTCTTGGAGACAGGTGCCCGAAAGAATTCCGGCGGGGCAATTGCAATCTCGGCGGCTGATTTGAGCCTCGTCATGCGCCGGCCCCCACTTGCTCACGCTTCTGCCGGCCTTCTCCGCCGGTTGCAGCCGTCGGATTCGTGCCGCCCAGTGGCGTGCCGCCCTTCGGCCGGAACATTTCAAGCGTCAGACCGAGGCGCTCGAGCTGCTTAATGTTTTCCTCTACCTCGGCGTATACCTCTTCCGCCGGCCGACCGTTCATTTGCTCGACTTCATCGGCGTGGACCGTAACGCCGCACCCAACGTCGTTCATGGCTGCCGTGCGCTCGCGGGCAGGATCGATCGATAGACGCTTCGGTGGGACAAACTTCACCCGTTCGAAGATCCACGGCATCGCGCGATAGAGCGGCTGGGAAACTTCAATCAGCCCGGAAGTAACGGCCCGGTTGACGAAGTTCTGCCAAGTCGGGATGAGAAGCTGCTCGATCAGGTCGAGTTGAACGCAATCAATTGGCCCCTGCTCGTCGACCCACAACAATTTGCCTTCGGAGTACGTGAGCCCGTGCCAGTCGCCCGACATCATTGGGTACGAGGTTACGCATCCGGCCGCGGCCATCCGGCCCTGGTGCTCCATGTAGGGCTGAAAAGTAGCCTGTGGACCAGGCGGAGTGGCAAGGTCCACGCCGTCGGATTCGCCGCCGAGATACTCGACACGTCCTGGTGAAAGTTCCTGAATGCGGTTTCCGCGGCTATCTGTCGTCGACGCGGCGCCTGCAGCCATATCGGCCGGGTCGCCGCTGCCTTTGACGAACGCCGTGAAGCAGGACGCCACGATGTTCCGTTCGAGTTCCGCCTCGTCGTACTCTTCCGCGTTTTTGAACCGGCTCAGCGATACCTGCCCTTGCGGATAACCGAGCGTCTGCTCAGCTTCTCGCGGCTCGCAAATATGAACCATGCGAGGCAGGCCATTCGGGAACGTCGCCTCGACAAAGTCGTGCTTGTATTCAAACCGTTTATTGTCGCCAGGAATAACTGTGCGGACGTAATAGCCCAACACATCGCCGTTCATGTCCGTTCGCACGCCGAGCCGAACATTCGGATCTCCAGCAAACGCCGGTGGGGTTTCAATGCGCCGCGGATGGATGACCTTCAGCCGCAGCGTAACCGGGATTCTCGGGTCTTTCGCATCGACGTCGCCGAATTGAACGAATGCGACACCGTCCTTTTCGATGTGACGTACAACCATCCGCTGAATCACGTACAGCGGTGTCCGCGGTCCGCCGGCCTTGCTTGCCCAGCGTTCGAATCCGTCGCGTAATGTCGTATTCCATTCGCTGGCTTGGTCGTCTGCAATCTTTCCGGGCACAGGCCGGATCTGCGGGGAGAGCATGATGCCGGTTCCGGCCACACGCTGCACGCGCCGTTCGACGTGACCTGCAAAGAGCGGGTAATTCTTATAGGCGCTGTTCGAACGCTCGCGCTGCTTTTCCAGGTCTAGCTCGAGCGCGGCATCGGGAGACAGGCGGCTAATGAGCCAGGTGTGGGCGTCCCGGCCGCTTTGGGCCGAGTTGAACCCGCCGCCACCGGCCCAGTCGCCGGCCGATAGACGGGCCATCTTTCGATTGTGGAAGTACTCTTTAACTTCCCGAGCACGGCGTTGCGCCATGCGTTCGTTACCGGCCTTCGGGCTGAGCGTGAACACGACGGCATCGGTCAGTTCGCCGATTTTGCGGCCGAGCCGCGTCGTCCAATGTTCCGATTGAGTTTGCATCAACAGCGAACGCGCTTGATGTACGTGTGGGTGGGCCGACTCGATTGCTGCGCTACGGCGATTTGTGATTCGAGTTGGCGAATCGTTTCGTTGACCGTCTTCAGGTCGGGATACCGCAGCGTTTTGCCGCGTGCGGTTTTTTCCTGACCCTTGAGGATTGCGCTGCGGCACTCGTATGCCTCGGCGAGCTGGTCCTCAAGTTCGGCAACCGTGGCCATGCCTTGAGAATAGGCGGATTAGATGGCCGATAGGCTTGGTTCCGTCCTACCGGTAGGACAGGTCGAAATACACCGCTTATACGCCTTACCACCGTGGTGCACCAAATCAACCGTCGGATCGAGCCACACCCTGTAGCCCAGTTCACGCAGGTCGGCGAAGAAAGCCATGTCCTCGCTGCGGTGAAATCCGTTGTGAATATCCGTGCGAAAAACAGCGGCCAGTTCGCAACCGTTTAACTGATCGACGGCCTTTTGCTTACTCGCCGCCAGCGCGGTGATTGCACGGCGCGAAGTAACCGTGAAGCCCAGGCCCATGCCTTCGATTTCGCACAGACCAACGCCGTTCGCTTTGAGTCCATTCGGGGCGGCCAGGTAATGGGTCAATGAATCATTTTTGACCGGATAACTGGCACCCACGACATCGAACGCCAGCGAATACGTTAAGAGCCTGAAAAAATGTGCTGGCTCCCATTCGATATCATCGTCAATCCAAAACAATCGATTCGCATTCGTCTTCAGAAACTCGTCCAGTACCTTGTCGCGAGCCCAATTTCGGTCCCCGCAGTGGCCGACGACGTAATCGCACTCGATGCCGAGGGCCTGGCACGCGGCAAGCGTCTGCGTAAGTGATCGCGTGGTTTGCCAGGTGGGCATCCGGCCCGATGGAAAACCAATCAGGACGCTCAGTTTGCGAAGCACGCCAGCCGCATCGCCATTGGTTTGTTCCACTGGACACTCCAACCGCCAGTATTGCGGTTTTTCTGAAAGCGTATGCGGCGACACGTAAAGATATTTTCCAGGCACGCGATTGGCTTCCTGGTTCAGTCCTGTCCGTTCATTGCTGGCGTGCAGATGCCAAGTTTTCACCTCAAAGGAAGGGTTCAGGACTTCATAGCCGGCATCCTCTAGTTCGGCACAAAAGCGGTTATCACATCCCGGACAAAAAGTGTAATCGCCGCTGATTCCGGGTTTGGGCGGTCCCCGCAATATCCACACGTCCTGCGAGAACGCAACCGGCCTTCCAGTGCCGTGCTCATAGATTTGCATGGTCGATAGCTCCCAGCGAAGCAGCGCCCACGCCTGATCTGGCCCTAGATTTTTGTTCGCCTGATCGAGAGCGAACTTCGGGATAATAATGTCCGTATTCGCAATTGCGCACAGATCGTCTGGCTGGCAGACCTTGCGAGCCTCTTCCAGCAAATCGCCAAACGTCGCGGCCCGCCCCAATTGGCTGTCTTCGATAATGCTCACCGAGTCGAAAATACCGTCGTTGATTGCGATAGAAGCTTCCAATTCGGCCCGCCGACGCGGGCGCTTATCTTCGTAGAAGGCGATAAACAGGCGGCGGCTCATATAAAACTCGTTCTTCGTGGCGGAGAATGTTTAAGAGGAATCGACTGCTTGCTTTTTTCCGGGGTCTTCCCGCATGTATCGCAGCGAAAGTATCGAACTCGACTCTCGCCCTTAATCCGTGATGTATGGCATTCAAGAATGCCATTGCATCCAGGCTGCTCGCATGGTTTGCCGGAATGTGGCTGGCCGTTGGCGCTCATCTCTGTGGCCTCCAACGCTGCAGTCGAATCCGCCGGCCACGTCGCTCGCGGACCTCTGCAACGGATACGGATGTCCCAGCCGGAACAAGCGCCGCAGCGGCCTGACTTGCACCCAATTGCCGCCGTTCAGCCATGCTCCAACGGCTGCGGTACTTCACGTCCATCGCGCATCGAGCGTATTTCAGACAGTCGCGGAAGTCGTTAGCCTCTGTCGGCCAGCGTTTCACCCACAACAACCGGTCCGGGTCCATTTTTGACGGCTCATCGCTTTGGGCCGCGTTGCATAATTCGCGCATGAAATCGTCATCGTCGGCCAGATCCTCGGGGATGCTGAGCGAGTCGGCATCGCCAGGCCGCCGGTCGTCGAGCCAACGCTGCAGAATCGGCTCGTAAAAAAACGAATTGACGCGGATTCTGAGCACACCGGCATACTTGAGCGCCATCCGCCGTTGAACTCGCGTCCCGCGCTTTGTGCCGTCGCCGATGGTGATTTTCTGGTACGGCTCGCCTCCCATATCGGTGTTCGAGCCCTTACACGGAACAACCATCCGGTCCGGCCGGTTCCACTCGCGGCATTTCTTATAGACCTCATCAGTCTTTTTGCCGTCGCCAGAATCGATGAGCGTCAGACACGGGAGCAGCGCCGGACCTTCGTCGGCGTGCGGTGCTTCTCGGTTAACGCAGTGCTCGTAAACTTCCTCCCATGTATCCGATATGCCTCGATCGACGACCGCTGCACGTTCACCAGGACCAGCGGCAACGGTCATCCACTTAAAATATTCAGCCTGAACGTCGACCGCGGCGAATAGCCACGTGGCCCATTTCGGAATAATGCCCGGCTTGTCCTCGGTCGCGAGTCGATCGGCGACGTCCTCGGGCTCGCTCTTAATGTAGAACGGCTCCCAGGTCTCCGAGAGCCAGTCATTGACGAACACCTGCAGCAATGCCGGATTACGCCGCACTTCCACGAACTTCCGAGCGATGTCACCCCAGCGGAGTTGCAGCGAGTAGAGACTCGATAGCTGACCGCCCCAGATGTCGCAGTTAGTCGGCGTTCCGCAGACTCGGCCGCGCTTATCGATCGTGCAGCCGCGCGGCGCCCATTTGCCGCACCGCATCATTTTGGCGCGATGCTCGTCTCTAATAGCCTTGCCACAGCGTTCGCAAATATAGCGGGCTGTCCGCTGTGCCAGATCGGCATCGAGCCGGCCGTCTGGCATCTTGTCGAACACGATGCCGCTGCCTTCTCCGGTTCCCAGCTTCAACACTTGAAACTCCCGACAGTGCGGACACGGAACATGGTATTTGCACTGGTTCGATTCGAGATATTTGCGCTCGATCTTGCAGTGGCCTTTGATGCCTGGAGAGCATTCGAAGATGATTTTGCGAAACTGCCAGTATTCCTTGAAGCGCTCGAGGAACTGGGCTAACGTGTCGCCGGCCTTGGCGATTCCGTCGGCGGATTTCCTATGGTCCCACTTCGACACCTCATTCGCCCAGCCATAACACGCACCCCAGTCGGCGAGCATTGTGTTGGAACCGGACCAGATAACCGGCCAAGTGCATTCCGTGAGCCGGATTTCACGGATACTCCGCATCCGATCCGGGAGAAGTTGCCGGCGCGTTTCGCGGATGGCCTGCAGTACACGGTAGAGCTTGTTCCGCGTGGTCCGAGTTGCCAGCTTTTCGTTGGCCGTGCCGAAGAGGCCGGGAAGAGGATTGGTCGCCATCGATTTGGCGACGAGCTGCATGGCAATCATCGTCTTACCCAGCCTCGTTCCCCACATTAAAACGACTTCCCGCACGTTCGGATCGTCCCACGCTTCGCATACGCCGCGTGCCCACGGCATCAGGTCACCGTCGAACGGCTGGCCCTCGGGTGTGCGCCCCTGCGAGCACACCCATTCCCAAGATGGAATGAGCGGACGCGGAGCAAATGCCGGTCGAATCAAGCCGGCCAGCAGTTCGAAGTCGTCGGGTTGTGCGGTGGCGAAGTCGATCATTCATCGGTTTTTGGTTGTTCGGGGGCTTTCTGCTGCGCGATTTGATCCTTGAGTTTCTGCACAATCGCCTCAGCATCATCCTCTTCACAGGTCGCTGTCTCTTGGCAGATCAGGCCAGCATTGCCGTATGCCTTGATTTCAATTCTTGCCATCGTCTTCATCCCTTTCGTTTGCCGCCTGGCGCAAATCGGCGATCGAAGTCTCCGAAAATGCGGTCAGTAGATTTCTGTGTTCTCGTTCGACATCCGCAGTCCACTGTGCCGCGTATTTCGCCGGGAACATCGGGGCGAGCTTCCGCGACACGCCCATCAATCCGTCCCGCAGCGCGTTGGCGCATCCTTTCACAACGCTCACGGCGACAGCCAGCGCGACGTACTGCCCCTCTGCAACCTCAGCCTTGCGCTCCTTGATTCGTGCGTCGGCCTCGGCTGCGCGGGTTTCGGCGTCGCGTTTACGCGCTGTAAATTCGTTTGAACCACGCGATTCCTCGTTTTTGGCCTTTCGCGACTCCCGCCAGTTCAGCGATTCCGCAGCATCGATCTCGCTGCCTGATCCACGCCTTCCAACTGACGGCATACCATTGGGCTTCCACGTGTGCCGCACCGTTGCGACGCTTACCGAATGACCTTTTGCAGCCTCGGTGTACGATTTGAATTTCTTTCCACCGAATGACTTCGTGATTTCTTCTGGCGTAAGTCGGCCATCGAGCGCCAAAGCGACCAAACGGAAGGCTTCTCGCCAATCAATCTTCTCCGATTGCTTCGTCATCCGAATTTAGTAGTTGGACACCCCGAAATTTCCTGCCTTAAACGCAAAAAAGGTGCGAAAACCGACCCGAATTGCCCGGCCGACGGCAGGGAGGACCCGACCGACGGGGGCTGCCAAAGTGGCAAAACACTGTAAAACAAGGGGTTTTTTGAGCCTATAAAACAAGTGGTTTTCAAAAATATTCCTTACTCAATAGCCCGCGCCTTGAGGACTCGGAACGTGCGTTCCTTTGCAGCGTCAGGATCTGGCTCATCATCACTCAGGAATCGGTAATACCAAACGCCCGGTTCAATGGTTCGCACGTACATCCTGAATTGCCCCGTCGCATCCGTGGGCACTGCTATTCCTTCTGGCAGCAGCTCGGTCAATACATCCGCTGGTAATTTCTCGTTGACCAACTCGGCATCAACGCCAAATTCATAGACGGTCACATCCCCGTCTGGCGTGCGCACGTTGCAGAATACCGAACTTGGCGTATAAGCCGTGCCCGCGTCGTTATCCACAAAAAGGCAATAGATGCGGGCAGATTGGCCTAAATCATAGGTATTTTGCGACATCAACAACCTCGATCCGTTAGAAACGCGGCCCGCGGCTTATAGTCGTCCACTACGCATTGCCGCGGGTCGTCGTCCATCGAATCTGCGACGACCGGCGCGTTATCCAGTTCATGATTGCACTTGATTTGCGTCTCGCCGACGATTGGCCGTCCGTATCCAAGAGTAATCGTGAAAGGCGAGAATTGGCCGCCTGTGATGATGTGATTCATTGCGGTGTCCGCGTCAGTGGGGCGGTCAAATTCGGGCCGATTAAATGCGTGGCGATGATCGTTGTATCGTCCGGACCGTAAATCGTTAGGATACGAGTTGTATGGTCCAAAACCATTTTTCCGAACGCCTGAGCCCTCGCCGCACTCAAGGCGTCACCTGTCGTCCCGGCTGTGTTGCTCGTTGGCACCGTTTGCGCTAGATCAATCTGGACGCCGCTTGAGCCTGTGTCGTCAAGGATGCTGGAAACGTGGGTCGCGATTTGCGACGTTTGATCGTTGATGGTTTGCGTCAACTCGTGGTTGGTGGCTGCCATCGACGCCGCACCCAGCAACGTCGCCCGATCAGTTGACGTAAAGCTATTGATTGCAGAATCCAGAATCTCGATTTTTAGTCTGTCCGTCAGCGGCGTAAAATCTGGCGTATCGCCGACGGTTAGCGTCGTTCCGTCCCAGTCCGATATTGTCGTTTGAAACGAATCCTCTGCGTTCGGGTCGTTTCCATCGCCAGAATTGTAAAGCCATGCTTCCTCGTCGGTCGTCCACAATCCGCCCTTGTAGAATGCAAATGCGTTCAATCGTCCCTTGAGCGGGTTGCTCGTGCGTTGGATTCCAAGTTGAAATTGCCAGCTTCCATTGAACGTCGTCGGCGATGATGCCGTTTGCTTCGAGCCGTTATTCACGCTGATAAATATTTCGTCGGTCGTGGCGTCGCGTCCGCAAAGTAAAAACTTCCAGGTATTTAGTACGGTCCCGCCACTGACGGACACGGAATGGATCGTATCGCCCGCCCCATCCTCGCTGCACTCGAAGATAAAATTTCCACTGTCAAACCGCAGTGAATACTCTCGCGTGCCGCCGATGTCATCCTTGGCGAAAATACACTGTTCGGCGGAATCGTCCATCAAATAGACCCAAATCCCAAACTCAAAGTTGATGTCGCCGCCGAGTGACATCAAGTCCAAATCTTCAACGTAATATGAATCCGGCGTTCCAGAATCAAATTCGATTGCGTTTGATGTGACCAGTCCGGCGCCGACAGTCGGTGTGCCAACTTTCGTCAAAACGATGCCGTTGACGCTATCCGTAATCGTGGCGGCAGCACTCTCTAGAAGCCAGCACGCCGTCAAATTCTCAAGACCGCTGTGCTGCCGCAGCATAACCGGTGCGTCAATGTAATCCGTAAGGTAGCCAGGGTCCGGGTCGATCTCGTATTGCGTGTCACTATCGACCGTGATCGTGAAGCCAGTATCGTCGCTCAGTTCAACCAGAACTTCGCCGCCCGCTCCAACAATCGCCGCGTATACGTCCCCGGTTTGCGGTACGCCTCCGAGCGAGCTTTCCACCAGTTCGTCGAGGCTGTCGGTTTCCGGCGCGCCAGCACTGCGGGCCAGCTTCATCGCGTCTCGCGTTTCCTGCGGTCCCATCGCCGGCATAGCCAAAATTGTGACATAATCGCCGACGCCTGCACCCAACGCGAACGAGCACGCCGAGTCAATTGTGATCGTCTTGGACACATCGCTGTATGCCGTGCAGCGGCGGAAGTTCGGCGCTTCGTCGGTCTGTTCAATCACGACCATGCGGCCGATGAGGGAATCGCCGGTGTCCCCGCCTCCAAACGACTCGCTAGCAAAGGAGAACGAGGTCGGACTATTCACGACTTCGATCTGCTGCTGAAACACCGCCAAGGCGTCGCTTATTGGCATGGATTGACTCGCTAAACGGCCTTTGGTTTGTACCAGCCGCCCGCCTGGCTGCCGGCCGTCCAGCAGTTGTCGTCCAGCGGGTCGAAATACGTTGAGATCATTGAGGCCGGCGCCCGGTGAAAGTTGAATCGTAGTTTATGCACCGGAAAGCTCTTGCCGGTCGGAATTTGTATAACTTTGCTGGCATCGAACCCTGAATCACGCGGCCAGTCAATCGGCCCCATTTCCAGTGAGCAGTTGACGCCGCTCATATCAGACCATGTAGAGCCGGCCCATTTATAGAGGCACAGATACATGCCGCTGTAATCCGCTTGCAAGTCCCATTTCACCTTGCCGATGTTGAATGAACCGCTGTTCGGAAGGTCTGTGTTCTGCTTTAGGACTGTGCATTTCCGATGGTTGATGATGAGGTTTTTGAAATCGATATCTCCGCCGCGTTCAATCCAAATCGCCACACAATCTTCGCCGCTCCAACTATACGGCTCATTGACGTGAATATCCTGGCCGGACCAGCCGACAGCCTGCTCATTGTTGAAATGAACGCAGGTATTCCAAACGTGGAACGCAACACGTTCGATTGTGCTCTGATCCGCGCCTTGCTCGCACAACGTCGAGCCAGCCGCGTCCCATTTGTACTTGTCCACCAATATTCCTTCATCGCAGTGCAGAAAGGTCATATCGTGGATGTAGCTATAGCCAGATGGCGGAAATGTATTGCCGCCAAGAATGAGGCCGGTTGCGAGTCTGGTTGAAAGGTAAGTATCGCCGATTAGCCAGCGACGGCCGCATATCAGCAAGTTGCCAATTTCAAATCCATTGGTACAGGCCGCGATGCCAAAGGGCAGGTCGCTTTCGTTGTCGTCGTCCACGACAAACGTGAGTTGCGACGTTGGACCGCCCGCCGTTCCGCCTGCGTTCGCACGCATCGAGCTGGGGTAGGCAACCACACGCCCGCCAGCACCCAGAAGCTTATTGCCGGTTCGGAATGGCAGCACCAGGCCAGGCCGTAAGAATATTTCGTTCGGGGGAATCCAGACGGATCTTTGCGGCGGCTTCAGTACTGTCCCGTTTTTAAGCGTGTATTTGCCGCCGGCCCAACAGTTCGCATAGTAATCGACTAAGCGATTCTTGTTGTAGAGCATCGCCGACGAGCTGTCGGGATTCTCTTTGATGATTCCGAGTTCGCTACATGCGTCGTGAAACATAACAGCGACAAATTTCTCTTTACAGGTAATACGTCAGGTCGGCCGCCGCCACGGTCGTATTAGTTGTATTGATTTTTTGAAATTGACCACGCAGCCATTCACCTGCCGGGCAACCGGTGATCGTCACCGTATCGCCAAGGTGATTAACAACGGCAACATTGCCGCCGGTTCCGCCAACGCGAATCAAGCGCGCTGGGGGTGAAATTGTTTGGTCGAAAGTCACCGCACACGGCCCCAATGCGGGTTGTAAATCTATGTTCGCTCGTACCGCTGACATTTCGTGAATCCTCCTACAAGCCAGGTGAGAGACTCAGCCCTGTATTGATGAATGAATTGGGTGGCGCCGCGCTTGCCGCCGCCGTCACCGTAACCGTGAGCGTCTGCGGGTCGCCGTCGATCCAGCCGACGCGAGCCTTCAACTGCAAAACATATGTATTGTTTGAGTCAGAGTCCTGTGGATCAGCAACATACATGCTGCCATTTGTCACGATCTTACCGATCGTACCTAGCGAACTTCCATCTTCATCGAGATTAAACAGCGTACCCTCTAATGCCGCGTCTGCACCGCCTGACACGTAGATTTGATCTCCTGGGGAAAGATTTGCCTGTGGCTGTGGCGTTGAAGTGACGGTAATGATTTTTGTCCCTGAAGTTGCCCCGTCTTCGATGCTCACCGAACTGCTGCTAGTGATCGTGGGTTTTGTTAAGGCATAGAGGTAGGCAACGTCGGCGGCAGACAGGGCGCGGTCGTAGACTCTCGGATCGTCAATCGTGACGTTACTGCTGGTGCCAATCGAGGAAATTATCGCGCCGCCACCGTTCGTGTAGTCCAGGAACTGTCCTTCATCTGAGTCTTGGCTTGTTACCTCCGTGCCGTCCACGTACATTTTTTGCGTCGTTCCGTCGTCAACCAAACAAAACAAATGCAATGCACCAGCGTGTGATGGTGAAGCAGCGGCTTGTGAACCGTTACCGTTAAAAACTGTTAGGTGTAAGTTGTTCCAAGTTGCCCGTACTGGCGTGTCACCACTCGCAAACACCACCACCTCGTCTGCAACGTTTGTTGAGCCAAGCCACGCCGTCACTGTGTACGGGCATGATATTGCGCTCCATCCGTCCCCATAAAAACCGTTTCCAACTAAGGCCGTAGCGGATTTCCCATATTTTCCGCTCACTTGCCATGTTGGCGTGGATACCCAAACGCCGTTGTATCCATTGCCAGAAAAGTCAGCGGCAGCCGTACCACTGGATTCCTCCATGTGGTATCCGGCGACCAGGTTGCTCGATACGTCTGCCATCTATGCTGCCTTCGGCCTGTACCAACCGTTACCGAGTGAGGTTATTTCTTTTCCACGCTGAACACACGCTTCTCGACGGCGCCGCTTGGCTCGCCGATTTCCACGATCTGAGATTCACGGTCGATACGGGTAACACCGAACGGCTTGCCAGTCGGCGGATCGTAAATCGCCACCGACACCCTCACCGGAATTCGTTCTCCGCCCTTCGTTACGACGCTGCAATGAACGAGGATCGTCTTGCCGTGCATCTTCGGATCGGAAAAGGCCCGCATCATCTGTGCATGATGGCTGGCCTCAGTGAACGGTGGCGGCATCATTATGCCGATTCCAAGACGATTGATTTCTTCGAGGCTATATCCGGTTAGCTGCTCCATCGCCACGTTCCAGCGGATGATCGTGCCATTTATGTCGGTTACGGCCCGCGCGTGCGATTCGTCATTCAAAATGGCGATATTGATTTGCTGTTGCATTTCCTGGTCGTCGTCCCGCTGCTGCGTGCGGAGGTGCATGACGAACGACAAGCACACAACCGCCGCAATCGCGCACCACTGGACGATGTGCGAGAACACTCGAAGCGTCTTACTTGGTTTTTCGATGATTGGGCGGCTCATCAGTCTCTTTGATTGCAAGTAAACGGCGCGCCATCGCTGCGAGGTCGCTGGCCTTGATCGCACGGCAGCCACCGAGGATGCCCGATGCGACGACCGCTGCCGGCTTGCGTTTCCATCCAAAGTATTCATAGCCGACCATCGAAAGCGCCAGCCCGAGGATTCCCCAATAGAATAATGCACCCATAATCGCCGACACTGTGATCGGCTCCTTGCGCCGGCCGATGTCCCCAAGGGCAATCAGCGAGGCTAAGCAGTATGCCATCAAAAACTGCTGTGTGGGCGTAAATCCGTCCATTCATACTTAGAGGACCAGTGCCGCACAGGCCGCGATCATCGTGAGCTGCAATGCGACAAGCAATAGCTCAATCCCGCGTTCCTGCGTGATTTGCAAAAGATGGTTCATCGTTCTCTCGTTTGTGTTTCAGGAAGTTCTGTACTCGTTTGCTTTCCCGACGCGATTCATTCACTCCCAGGTGCGAATCGTTCAGGATCACGTCAATAAAACCCCTGCCCTTACAGAGGTGGCAATCGGGACGCTCGGAGAACCGACAAACCACGCACTGGGGGCAGGCGATTTGAGCCGGCCATTTGTTCATACATCGACGTTGATGTCGTCGAGCACTTGAGAAATGGCTTGCACACCTTGTAGCGCCGAATCAACTTCCGGCGTCGTGTTGCCGGCCGCGGCCAAGGCGTCCACCAGGGCTTGTATGCGTGTGTTGATCTCGCCCGAGGCTTTGGTCAGTTGATCCTTGACGGCGTTCAATGCAGCGGCCAGTTCTTCTTGCGTAGCCATGAAACTAACTCCTTGATTGAGGATGGAATCTAACTTTTGTTCGATAGCGGTTTCATTGGCCGTGTGTAGCCAATGGTGAATCTCGCCGGAAAATATGACGTTGAAATTCACTTACAATCGCCCACGTACAAGATCAAGGCTGTGTTGGGCATCCTTCCGATTGTGGTAGCCGTCGCCTCCGCTGGTCCCGATGATTCGCCCGTTGGGCGATTGAATATGCCAATACCACTGACCATTTTTTCCACGGAAAATGATTTCTCGCAGCGGTTTCTCAGTGGACGGTAATTTCTTGTCCGGTTCCGAGTTCGCAGTGGTCGCCGGCTTGCTCGTATGCCTCCCGCATGAGCCAATCGACCGGCATTCCCGGCAACTTGCGGTGGAGCACTTTGTCTGCCTGCTGTACTTCGGCGATGACTGCCCGCAACGACTTTGGGGCCGCTCGCTGTGGCCCGATGTCCACGACCGGTGAAACGTGCGAATTGATCCGGCCTCCACACTCGGGGCAGCGGTCACGAGCACGCCAAGCACGAGCACGGTCAGCAGCGATTTGGTTTTCGAGTTCGTCATAGGATCGAAGTCCTTTTTCAATCACGGCTAGCAGTAAGAGCGAGCCGAGGAACGTGAAGTAGAGCCACGCGGCAATGTTCATTTTCCGGCCGGTCGCTTGTCGAGTTCTTTCTCCTTCAACAACTCCGCCACGTCGTCCACATGCAGGCAGTCGCACATGCAGGCGTAGTCGTTCGGTGGTTGAATCACGGCGATATTGCCGTTGCAATAGTCGTTGCCCGGAGTGGCGCTATGCAAAACGCCAAACGACACAATCCGGCCGCCTTCCAGTTTCACGATCTTGTCGCCGTTCTTCGCTTCTCGTCCGTTTCGATAGTGTATTGCTTTAACTCCTAGTTTTGGTTTCGAGCCGTTTCCAATGACGGGCCACGCCATCACCGAACGTGTTGCGAGCCACTCGGTGCCACACTGGCGCTAAATCACAGTCCTCGCACCGATTGGTCTTGTTCTCGATCTTTGTAAGCGTCGGAGATTTGCAAGATTGGCACGGAACATAGTGGTACTCATGGCCGCCCAAAAATATCCGGCCGTCTGCGGTTCTCACTTCGCTGGCTCCGCACAGGCACACTTGTCACCGCACCGGCACGGTCCGCCCGACTTACAGGTACAAACGTCGCCATCATCCCGGCGGCCGAACATGGCGATGTAGTTATCGCCTTGGCGAGCCACGCCGACGAGATTGAATTTCTTGTCCACCCAGCGGTCGTTAATCGACACCTTGCCTAGCATCGCCTGCTTGTGGCCGTAGCTGCGGTCCCAGCCATCGACGCACTCGGTCGCTGTAGGCGCGCCCATCGTCAAATCCTCAGTAGCGTCACCGTTGAACCCTGCCGACTTTGCCGCCTCGTCAGGCCACTGGCCGAAAGCATGATGGTTAAAAGGCTGCGTGCCGTAATGGTCGTTTGCGTATCGCACGTCGATTCGAGTTACACGTCTCCGTGCGAGCCGTTGCAAGATCGGATCGACGCGAAACTCCGCAAGGCCGTGGGCCCGGCGGTAATCGTTCAGCGCGTTTACCAGCTCGGTTTCAGGGACGGATAGACTGGCTCCCTTCTCGACTGGCGCCGTAGGGGGCGCGGCCGGCTGGTCTGTTCTTGGCTGAGAGGAGGGACCAGCCGACTCACGCCCTGCCGCAGTGCCGCCACTAGAGCCGTATCCGCCGGAACAACTGCCGCTTTGGCGCCGCGATTGTCGGTCGTTGCGTCGATCTTGGATTCGCTGCCTGAACGCTGCGAGCGAGGCATGGCCGCCATTGGAAGCAGCCGAGTAGCCGCTTGAACCGCCGCTGTGCGTGCCGCCGGCTGAGCCGTAGCCACCAGCGGAACCCTGGCCATAGGCTGTCGTTGCCAACATGGCTACGAAAACAAACGGCCACAGCCGGCAGGCACCGCATTTGTGTCGCCGGTAGCGATTGTGTGAGTGGCACGCCAACATGGACAGCGTGACGAAGCACATCAGGGAAACGAGAACGTAACAGGTTATCGCAGCGAGATTATACACAGATCACCTACTTTCTATGGTTGGAGGTTGCTTCGGGTCCGTTGGGGGACTAATTCCGTGGTGAGTCAAGATTATCGTGGCGAGTTGAAAAGAGTCGTTGGCAATGTCGGTCAATGATCGTCGTTCCATTCCAACTGCTCCGCTGGCGAGTTGCGTGGTCACTTCCAAATGCAAAAGCCAGTATTCGTCGACATTGTGCGCAGGGGCAATTGGTCGGGGCCGAATCGTAGGCTGGTCGGCGAAGCACACCGCAGCAACAACCAAAAACAGGATGGCGGATATTCTCGTCATCTTGCAGCACGGCCGCGGGCACCGTTGGAAAGCACGTAAAGTTGATTCAAAAACTCGTTCGGTTCTGGGGAGGGTGTGAACGGAGTTCCCCACTTATCTGAGTCCGGGAAGTACACGCGAGCCGTCGGCGTGGTCGACACCGAGAACGGAACGCTATCGTGGTCTACATTCAATTCGCAGACGACGTAATCCTTGGCCGCGTATTCTAGAAACACGATGCTCGACAACGCTTTGCGGTCCACCTTATCGCAGGCCGGGCACACGTTCTGCCGCACGACGGCAAGCACGCAGCGGTTCGAGGCTTTGGCGGAGTCGATGGCTGATTGCAGGCTCGTTGTTACGGATGGCTTGGGCTGCTCCTTGGGCGGTTCGCTTTTAGTGATGGGCTTCGCCGTTTTTACCCGCGGATCGTCCCCGGACACGACGATGTAACCAAAGCCGTGACACTCCAAACAATCATGGTGTCCCATCATTCCGTGACACTGCGGGCAGGGAATTTGGACGAGTGTTGCGCTCGCCAACTTCGCCTTGAGATCCGCAAGCTGCTGCCGCAGGTCGGCGTCGTTGTACGCTGTTGGAATGGCTTGCTTGACCGCGGCTAGCCGGGCCTCGTAAGCGTTTGCCGCCGCACCCTCGTCAACCGTGGCTTTCTTCGTGGCAGCGTCCCGTGAGTCTAGTTCGGCCCATAGGTCGTCAATATCGGCAACTGTGGCGTACTGCGGCGGGGCGGGCGGTTGCTCGCAGCCGGCTAGCAGAATCGCGGATAGTAAGAGGCGTTTCATCATTTCGTTTGGCTGGCAAGCACTATCAGAATCAGCATGATGATGCCTGCCACAATCATTATCGAATCGTCGATTTCTTGGCGGTCCATTGGTTACTTCATGCTTTCCATAATCGCCGCTATTCGCATTGCTTCATCGAGATGCGCCTTTGCCCCGTCGAGCACACCGCAGCCACGGTCTCCCCAGTCGCCCCAGCTATTGCGGAATTTACGCCGCAAGTCGCCGTAACTGCCCTTCGTCGCCCCGCCCTTAAAAACCAATGCGACGAGCAATACCTCATGGCTCCAGGCGGGAACGCCAACCGTTATTGGCTGATCTTGCACAAGCGACGAATTGATGCCGACATCGTCATTCGGGTCAAATTCCTCAGAAATGATTACCTTCCGTTTTTCGGCGTCCGCCTTTGCTGCCTGAACTTCGGCGGCAGTTCCGTGAAATTTCATTGGTGCCCATAGCTTCTCGTCGCACGTTCCGTGCTCGACGAGGTATTTAACATCGACAACGCCGCTTCCGCCGACGTTCCTGCCGCCAGTGATTTGCGAGCCAGCGAAAAACGCCGCGTGATACAGAATCGGGTCGATGTGGCCTGCGTAGACGCGGTCCATGTCCATCCCGGCGGTCGGCGCGTGGATGTGGCAGTAGCTCGACTGCTGCTGATTCTTAGGTTTCAACCCGGCCGCATCGCATAGGTCAACAATCCAGTTTTGCTTCGCCGTCTTTTCGATTACCAGTTCAACGATTTCTTTTTCGGTCAGTCGTGCTACGGTCGGTTCTCGGTTGTACCATTGTGCGTTGAGCGGAAAAGCGGCGTAGTCGCGGCCGTCATACCCAGTTCCATAGCCAGAGATTGGACAAACCCCGGCCACGGAATCCGGGTAGTCGTCGTCGATTACCGGCAGTCTTCCCCAAAGTTTCATCGGACGTACCTCCCAATCAGCTTCGTGGCGTCGGATTCGTTTGCGGGGAGCTCCTGCGATAGTTTGCGACGGCCTGCATCTAGGTATAACCAGTTGTCCCCCTTGCGTTCCTGTGCGTCGAGTTTTTGAAACACTGGTTGATCGTCGTTGAATGTGGTCGTCGCCGGAACTATCCGCCAATCGACGTGGTGCGCTTCCAGGTACGTGCGGAACGTCGGGCTATCGAGCATGGCGCCGTGGTCGGGCAACTTGTCTTTATTGTTGGCGTCGTACTTCATCAGCATCTTGGCCGATGTTGCCGGTGGTGGTGTGGGGCCATCCGGCGGCTTCGACGACTGCGTGAAGTGCAGCAGCACGACCGCGGCGATTGCACAGATTCCGATGGTGTTGATGATTCGCATGGTTACGCCGGCAAAAGTGCTACATGGGGTTCAAGGCTTGGCGACACGGCGAAGTCACGCGGAACGACTAACCAATCCGCACACGAGAACGCTGGCCCATCGCCGGCCCGCAGCAAAGCATTGAGGAACATTGAACAGAACGGCTTGAGGCTTTGCTTAACGAACTGATCGAGGCGTAGGAAATACGCCAACTCGCGTAAAATCGGCAAGTGAATCAGCGATTGCAGGCCGATGCCGCCCCAACCGTATTTGGTTTTCCCAACGTGTTTCAATGCTTCCCGGCCCGCGGCTTCCCGGTCGTAGCTGTGTTGGAGTTCATGGCGTATTCTCGCCCAACGCCATTGTCCGGGATATTGCTTGACTTCACTCGCCAATAGTCGCTTCGTGACACCTTTTCCCTCGCACGAATCAATAACCCACAAGCCTTCGTCGTCCCGGTACGCAAGCCCACAATGGCTGCAATCCGAATAGGTTGCTATGCGAATGATGTACGAGAACACGGCCCGGCCGCTGAACGTAAGCACGTCGCCGGTTTGGATGAGGCTGGCGACTTCTGGAAGTTTCGCCACTCGCTCGTTGACCTTGCCCGACATCATTGGCGCCTGGCGGACCGCCAAATGATCCAACGCCCACACAGGGCCAGCGGATCGCAGGTTAACTCCCAACGGAACCGCCTTATGCCGCCGCCAATCGACGAACTTCGCCGACGCCACGAACAATGCCAGCAGTGCGGCAACGCACTTGGCGACGAGCGTGACGGCTGTGATTAGCGTGACGTTCACTTGACGACCGAAATTGAAGTATGTTCCCAGCCGCCGTCACTATCCGATGCCGGCTGCCGCTTAATTATGTTCTGCCGAATCATAAACTTGACCACTTGGCGAAAAGCATGGCCCGGAGTGCGCGCAGCGACTAGCACTGGAATATGATTTCCTATTGCTACTTCAAATTTTCTTCGCGGTGATCGCTTCACGTTGTTGCCGGTTTGAGGTCCGCCTTGGCCAACGCCACGGCAATCGTGTCGCAAGCATCGGAAACCGCTTTCTTGTCTGCTTCACCAACGATTGATACCAAGTGGCCTTTGGAAAATTTAATGTCCGTGTATCGGACGACGTTTTTCACGCCGGCGTCCACGGTTTTCGCCTCGACAACGATCCCCGCACCTTCAATGGCCGTTTTCATCTTGGCCGCCTGTGCGTCCATTTTCGATTTCGCAAGTGCCGCGTCGCTTTTGAATTTGTCCAAAAACGCCTGAATCGCATCTTTGATCGAACCGCCGTTGATGAGAACAAGGATCGCGGCAATTACCGCGGCGATGATAAGGGCGGTTTGTGTGGAGATCATAAAAACCTCAACTTTGCATGTAGTTGTAAGCGACGCGCGTGCCACCAAGCCGCAACCCAAGTTTCAAATTGTATCGTGTGAGCGGCGGCAATGTGCTCGCATCGCAGATGTCGTCCGATATGTGATGCAATACCTCAGCCGGCTCAATCCCCTGGTGCTGCGCCGTGGTCAGCATGTCTTTGATTAGGACTCGCAAGTTGACGGCTTGAGCTTCGTTCACTTCTTACCCTTGGGTTTAGCCCGTGGCCGATATTGCCTCTTGGCCGGCTGGTTGCGTCGGCGTTCACCCTTTTCGTTTCCACCTTGCGGCTTGCGTGGCATTAGGTGTCCCATCCAGGGAACTCGAAGAAAACCGTATAGGGATATTCCCGTATGAAACCTTTCGGATGTGCTTTTGGGTTCGGCAGGTTTGCTAGGTGATTCGCTCGATATTGAACCTTGGCCGCCCTCACTTCCGTTGGCGATGGCAGCCGCGATAACGCCCGAACGTGAATCGAAAATGCTTCGCCAAATGGCGTCAGTTGCTCAGTCGTGTCGTCGATCAGCCGAACCGTTGCCTTGACTCCATCAACCGCTAAAACAACAACCGTTTTTCCACGATGCCTGTGCTGGCCCGGCGTGATGTCAGCGATGTCACCAGCTTTTGGCTCCACGGCTCCATGCCAAATAAAAAACGCGGTCGCCGACTCCCATGTGGGAATCGAGGACCGCGTTTTGCGGGGCCGCCGGCAATGGCGGCTACTCAAGTTGTTTCGTTATCTTGGCGTTTCCCGGGCCGTTTGTCAAATCGGCCCTTATTATTGCGTAAATACTGCCGTAATAGCTTGCGGTCTAGGGTTATCGTTACGAGCATTTCGTCCTTGGTATTTTTGGCCCCCAAAAAAACGCTGCCGAAGCGATATTGGGCCGCCTTGCCCTGTTTAACCCACACTGAAAATTGCACCACATCCATCGCGGTTTTGTTTCCTTTTCAAAACAAATTATCGGTCGCCCGCACCTGGCCACGCTCGGATACAACCAGTTGCTTGGCCTCCAATCGACTGATATATGCGTCTCGCGTGCTGCGTTTATATCCGGTCAATTCTTCAAGCGACTCACGGGTTACGAACTCCGGATGGTTCTCAATCAGCACGTCCAGAATTGCCCGTTCGCCTTCCGGCAATCGAGCCCTCCAAAAATCCTGAAGCGCAAAACCGGATGGAAGTGGCTCGGCATTAGGCAGGGCGGCAATTCCAGCCTCAGTTGCCATTACCTTTCCACCGCGATCAGATGCGAGATAACCCTTTTGCGAAAGTCGATCAACGTAGGCATCCCTCGTCGATCTCTTGTAGCCAGTCAGAACCGTGAGCTGCGATCGATCCAGGCCCTCTGGGTATTGGATGCAGGCGCCAAGAATAGCCACTTCGCCTTTGGGAATTCCACCGGTTTCGCTCAGTGTAGTAGACGCTTTTAGCGGTCGCCGATTGACAATGTGTGGAACAACTTTCCGAGAAACTGGTATGGAGATCTCCACCTTTGCATCGCCGTTAAGAGTAGATAGTTGGTGAATTTTTGTGAGTCTTCCGGCAAGACTTCCATGCGCTTTTTCTATTTTCGACAACTCTAACTTCCAATGCCGATCGCGTTCCGCTGCCGCTGCTGCTACGGCTTTTTCGACAACCCTCTCATCAACAATAGGCGTCCTCGACTTCGTAGCCTGTTCCAATTCGCGAATACGCCTTTTCAATTCAGTCGGATCATTGGCTTTAGCTTCCTCGACCACATCCGCTAGCTTCGCGCGCACCTCTTCGAGATCCACGGATGCCCAGCCCTTGAGTTTCAACGTGCCGTCATTTGCCTTTGGAGCGAATGAGTCGAACGTCTTGAACATTGGAAACGTAACTCGCTTGGGGCCGAATCCTATTTCCGGCGACCATATCCATGCCTCGCCGCGTTTATTCTGGGCCAACGTATCGAGCACTTCTCTACCCTTTGCCGGATCGCCGGCACCGTCAATCCAATCCTTAATCGCATCACGGTCGAGCTTGTGAATCACGCGCATTGCCACAAGAGTTTCAGCGCATGTAAGAAAATCCTTGTGTACTTTCTGCGGGCGCTGTGACGCTGACAGGATTGTAAGCCCCTTACCTCGTCCTTCGCTGGCGAGGCGATTGGCCCAATGAAGCATCTTGCCAGCATCAGGGTCGAGAACTTTGCCTTGCGGAGCGAAGTTATGAACTTCATCGATAACGATAAAACGGCTGCCTCGGGTTGTGCGGAATAGTGTTGATGCGAAGTCGATGAAGAACCTGGTCCGTTCCCCAACCATCCATCCACCAAGGTCGATGATGCAGGGCCGATTGCCAGTCGCAATCAACTCGGCGACGTGCGCGCCAGAATGCGCATTCAGTGGAACGTCGCCTCGTTCGCCGCCGAAAATAACGACCGGATAGCCGGCTGATTTTCCCGATGACGACGATTTGAGTCCAAACCAGTCGCCCTTTGGGTCAATAATACACACCGGCTGTTTGTCATCCAGCAGACGCTCAACCATCCATCGTAGCGCCGACGACTTTCCGCTGCCCGTCTTGCCGAGCACGGCGATATGCTGGTTGAAAATTTCGCTTGGAAGTTTCATTTCAATGCTCAACCCTCACTCCTCCACCCCACACGGCTCGCCGGTGTCGGCCCAAGTAAACTCTTTGAATCCTTCCAGCCCGAACATCATGCCACGTCCTCTGTCGCCCTCCTAATCAGGTAATTCGACCCAGAACCGCAGTTTGCAGTGTGGACATTCATGACGCTCGTAACTGCCGTATGCGCTCCCGTAGTCTGTATCAATTTCAGCGGCGTCAGGGTGAAGCCAGCGGCCATTATCGCCTTGTGGCATCGGTGCTTCCGCCGTACACGTCTGTCGGTCATTCATTGCAACCCCATAAATCCGGCGTCGTCCTTGCCGGTCAAAACTCGGAACGTGAGGCGCTTGCCGCCAATCTGGCGCAGCGTCCGCTCAAACCGCAGCCTTTCGCTCGTGACGCGGTTGTTGAATCGAAACACCTGTTCGGCCGCGTAGCGGTACAGATGGAACGGGGCGACCGAGACGTAGGTGCCGTTGAGCGCTCGTTTCAACAGGCTCCAAAAGTTCTCAAGCCCGTTCGTGTGAATCTCGCCCTCGACATACCGCTTCGTGTGGTCAACGGCTTTGTGCCAGTGCGTGAGGGCAAGCTCGCCGTAACTGCGGGCCGAATCGGTGTAGACATGGGCACCGTAACGGACGTGGCGGCGAACAAGCGGAACGACAACGGCCGCATCGTCGCTGCCGATAACCTGAGTCCGAACTTGGCTCACGTCGCCACGTTGCAAAACGCCGTGAATGGCCGTCTTGCCAGTTGTGCCACGGCCTCGAATGACTCGCGCCTTGCGTCCCGCGTGCATGTTCGCGGCCTTGCCGCCGATGTAGCTGGTATCGGCTTCACTCGGCCCGTCGAATTTGTCGATTCCCTCGACTTCCATCGCGGCCCTGATGCGGTGAAGCATGAACCACGCCGTAGTTTGCGTAACGTCAATGTCGCGGGCAACTTCGTAGCTGCTGACACCGTTCTTGCAATTAGCGACCAGCCACACGCACAGGAACCACTTATCGAGCGGAATCTTACTCGACTCGAACACGGTGCCCAGGCGGCTGCTGAATTGCTTGCGGCAGTCTTTGCAGCGGAGCATGTGCCGGGTGGCAATCTCGCCGATCCGTTGGCCATTGGCTCCGCATTCGGGACACGCAATCGTGCCGGCATCGGTAATCTCGGCAAAGCTCTCTTCCTCAAAAATACCCATTATTGAATCTCCGCGTGAAACCCACGCCCGAAGTCCGCATCCGTCACGGTCTTTGTGATTGGCTTGGTGGTCAATCCTTGGCCTTAAAGTCTGGGTGCTGGTTTTTCATGTGATTCGCGAGATTGGAGAACGAACGCCGGCAGCACGGGCAGACTCCGTTGGCCACTCGATTTTTGATTCGCGTCTTGGCAGCCTTTTCGGCCCGTCTCCGTTGTTCGGTTTCGCGGAGTTCGGCTTTCGTTTGATCGTGACGCTGTTGCTCGCGAAGAGTTTGGCCTTCTTGTGCAAGTAACCGTTCTTTGAGTTTTTCAACTTCTGGAGTTCCTTTTGGATACCATCTATGGCCGACCGGGCAATAAATCGGATCAACTAACTTGCCGTCGTGAAATCTTCCCCTTTGATAGTCGTACAGAGCTTTAGGCACGGCGTGAGGCATCCCACACCAGCACTTCGTAACAACGAGAGTTTCGGAGTATGTGATTGTTTCCATGTTTGCTCCTTTCTTTAGGTTTCGACCATCCCGCACGGCGAGCCGTCGTCTGCCCAGGTGTTCTCCGCAAATTCGTCTAATGTTTGCATTAAGAATAACTCTGATACGCATGAAAACGATGACAAATAACCGACTAAGTCGCTGCAAATAGCATTGAATGGTAAGACTTCACCACTTTTCTTTTTGAATGAACGCTTCCCCAAGAACACTGCCACTTCGGGTATCGTGTACGGCCGCACCTTCTTTGGTGGATCGACGAGAGAATGAAGATTCTCAACTGAAATGGACGGATATATTTCTCCGGTAGAACAGCCGAAGCAACATGCAAATTTAGACTCGCGATGTTTTTGCAACACTTCGACAGTTTCTTTAGTTCCATGCCTAAGTATTTTTCCAACAAACGGCACCGCCGACGTATCCGCAATCGCTGCGAAGTTGCCGGTAGTTAGCTTGCAGTTGGCGAGTTCAACGAGCGTGCGCAGGCCGTCGTCGTCGAACGATAATATAAGGCGGCCGCTATCGTCTATGATATTTGTGCGACATCCGAGCGTATCGACTGCGTGGATGTTTAGGTAAGTAAATTCTCCTTCGATCTTCGTGTCACTGATTAGTTTGATTCGCGGGTTCATTTCGTCTCCTTCCACTGTTCAAGGTTGGCGAGTGCGGCTTGTAACTTGTCGATGAGATTCTGCGTCGATGAGTGGGTCGAAGCCTGATACGCTTTGGCGTAGCAGTCGATGAATTGACGGGCATCCATAGCTGCGTTTCTCAACTCCTGCGCCACTTCCAGCGGCACGCTGTTGGAGAAGTCTGAGGCTGCGATGTCAAGCGCATCAGAAAACTCAGTGAGGTCCACATCCCGCAATAATTTGGCGGAAGCGTCAATTACTCTAATATGCTCTTTTCGCTGTTCAGGGGTCATCGCTCGGCTCCTATTAAACGCTGGCTGGCCGGATTCCCCACCCGGCTCCTAGCGTCACCCATCAAGCTGCTATTTGTCAGCACAGCAGCTTAACGCGACGCTTCAACGTACCTACCTCGACGACTGACATCGCCGCAGCCAGCATGTTTCCGGTTTCCCATCGCTGACTGGCCGCCGGATCGATCAGCCAGCGGCGTTATATGTGCGCCCTTATGTTTCGACATTCATCACAATCGCACGGTTGGCTGTCACAGGACATTGCACATCACCTCCTAACGCCCCGGCATACCCCGCGTCGCTTCGAGCTAGTGTTCGCGGGGGGCGCGACAAGCGCCAGCCGGGTTGGTTCAGGTTAATCGCACAATCCACACAACCGCCTTCCACACCGCCCACCACAGCAACGCACCGGCCGCCAGATTCGCCGTCAACGCAGGCAAGCAAAAGCCGTCAGGCTCATCACGTACGACACAGCCGTGCAGATTCGGTGACATAATTAACCCTCTACCGGCGAATCGAGTTGGAAGTATTTCGCCGCAAACGGCAACGTAAGGTAACTATATACTTGACTCATCAGATGTATCGCCGCCTCCGAACACGACAATCATGCTCGGAAAAGGGGCAGAGTTTTTCGCGTCTCCGAATTTCAACCTGCCTTTAACGAATCGAATCTCTCTCGCCCTCGGCAGCACAATTTCATGGAACCATTTTGTGTCAGTCCTAGCGGGAATCAGGAACACAGCCAGATTCGCTTCCAGGCCACGCTGTAGCCATTCCCTGATGCCCGGGCCATACGGCGGGTTGCAAAATACTCGCTTGCCCCGCCACTCAGTGAACAACGGAGCGAGCCCGTCGCCGTCCAACGGGCATGGGTCAAAGTCGAAATGAAACTCTGCATCTAGCGCAGCCTTCAGCGCGACGGGGGTTGCCCATCGATCCGATGCCGAACTAAAGTGCACTGCGGTTTTCATTTCAGATGGCTTGATGAGTCAGGTATATAGGTTCCCAACGTAAACATCGCTGTAGTCTCTTCCGATCATGTCATACTCATTTCGCTGAACGTGCTGGGGGTGGCTGTGCGGGGCATATCAAACTGCCTTGTGCGATTCTCCGTTTTGCCAGTTTCACGTAGTCGGAATTCAGCTCAATCCCGATGCAGTTGCAGCCATTCTTTTGAGCAACAACAGCCGTAGTTCCGCTGCCCAGGAACGGGTCCAATACCATACCACCCTCAGGGCAGCCAGCGAGAATGCACGGCTGGATTAAATCAGTCGGGAACGTGGCGAAATGAGCCGCGTTATATGGCTTTGTTGTGACCGTCCAGACGCTTCGCTTGTTGCGCTTTAAACCTTCCCACGGCACGCTGCCGGCGACCGCCCCATTTGTTTGCCCCTCAGTATCGACTGGGACACCTCGAGCGCTGGCGGGCTTCCGGGCGGTGTTGCCGCTCCTCGAGACCGCCTTCATTCGGCCGTTGGTCTTGCCCGGCACGCGGTCGCTACCTGCTTGTTGCTCGAGGCTGGACTGTGAAAGTCGCTCGATTGATGCCGCCGCAACTGGCTCCAAAATGGCCGCCTGATTGAAGTAATACCGCTCGGACTTACTCAACAGAAAAATATATTCGTGCGCCTTCGTGCAGCGGTCGGTTACGCTTTCTGGCATCGGGTTCGGCTTGTGCCAAATGATGTCCTGACGGAGATACCAGCCATCCGCTTGGAGGTTGAAAGCGACGAGCCACGGGATGCCGATTAAATCTTTCGGCTTACGGCCGCGGACCGCGGAGCGATGCGGGGCGGCAAAGTCCGAAGCCCGATTACTCGCGTTTTTCGTTGCCATGTTCTTTACACGCAGTCCATATCCGGTTGGCAATTTCGGCCGCTCGGTTGTTTGGGAGCCGTGCGACAACGATGAGCTCGGACCAGCGCCGCCTTTGTATGCGTTGTAGCTGTCGCCTAGATTGAGCCAGAGCGTGCCATCATCACGTAGGATTCTTCGGACTTCAGCGAAAATAGCAATCATTTCGGTCACGTATTTGTCCGGCGTTTTCTCAAGGCCAATCTGGCAATTGTGTTTGTAATCCCGCAGCCCCCAATACGGCGGCGATGTAACGCAACAATGCACGGATTCTGATGGCAGCTTTCGCAGCTCAAGCCGGCAATCACCTTGGATAATCTCAATCGTCATCCTCAAACCCACGCCGGCCGCGCGTCATGCGCTGGCCGGCTAGTCCGTAAAGTCAAATACCTCACCCGCCGCCCTGATTGAGTTTCTTGCACTTCACTTGCGGGCTGCCGGGTTCCCAGAAGAACCTCCGACCGCTGTGCTTGTACAAATCAAGCTCGTGCTTTTTGATGAGGTCGCCGATCTTATCCAGGCTCGATTTCATATCCTCGGACGCGCCCTCATGCGTATCACAGGCCGCAAGATAACGCTGGCACTCGTCGTCCAACTCGGGGATCTTCTCGTCGACGTCTTCCATCGAATCGAGCGGCTTTTGCTTGGGATCGAATTTGGCTGTTCCAGCCGACTTACTCTTCGCCTTCCCGTTCGTGGACGGTTTCTGCGCAACTGGCCGGCGCCGCGGCGGACCGGACTTCTTAGACGCTTTCTTTGCCGGGCGTTTCTTGGTTTTCGTAGCCATTACATTTCTCCTTCAGGTTAGAACTAAACTGTCGTTAAAAGTTTCCACCGTATCGAGCCGGCGGTCGTACACGAACCTGCGTACCACCGCAAAACTACCATCGCGAACCGGCCGGCGCCGGACTCCCCAGCACTCCGCCAGCCAGCCGGCCGCCAAAACATCCCACAGCCTCGGCACGTTCAGCATCTTTTCAATGTGTGCCGACACACTCGTACTGTCCGTGACTTGCAATCCCAATGTTTGGTAACAACTTACTTGACTCATCAAACGCACCTTAGAAAAATCATGCACGCTTTTTACGCTTCGCTGCCTTTTTCTTCGCCACTTTCCGCTTGGCGTCTTTTTCGATTTCGCGGTCTAGCTGCTCTTTGGCCACTTTCATTAGTGGCCGCAGCACTCGCTCAAACTCCGGCAATCGTTCGGGCTTCCGTGGCATCAGATAGACTCCTGCGCCCGTTCCAGGGCAAATCGAATTACTCGCCATTCGCGTTCGCTGAGCGTGGCGGAGATTGGTGTCGGCAAGTCAGAACGAACAAGGTCGAGAACGTACAGTGGTGCGCGTCCCCCAAGGATGCCAGATATGCGGTCATAAACCTCGCTCAAAGCATCCTCGATTTCGGCCGCGTTAGCTGTCGTACTCCATTCCGGGTCGTAACTGTCGCTTACAGGTCCAGGCATGGCTTCTTCGCTCCAATCTGGGTAATAAGACAAAAGCAGCGATGCGAACAATTTCCGCGAGTTCATCTATCGCAACCCCATAAATCCTGCGTCGTTTTGGGCAGTCAGAACGCGCCACGTCAGCCGCTTGCCGACGACAGCGCACAGTACGTTGTAGAACCGATTGGAGTCGGATTCTTTCCGCTCGTTGTATCGAAAGCTCTGTTCGTCCAGGTAGCGTTCCAGGTGGAACGGGGCCACGCCGACATAGGTTCCGCGCAAAGCTCGTTTCAAGAGCGACCAGAAGTTTTCCAGGCCGTTCGTGTGGCACTGGCCTACGACGTAGTTCCGAATGTGGTCAACCCACTGGTGGAAGTAATTAAGCGAGAGAACGCCGTAGGCCGGGGCCGCGTCAGTAAACACAAGCGATCCGAATTTCACATGCTGGCGGACGTTACGGGCCAGCGTTTCGTCATCGGTGCTCGGCACGATCTTGGTGCGAATCTCACCTCCGCGTTCAAGCAGCCCTTGCACGATTGCCTTGCCAACGGCACCACGGCCGCGAATCCGCTTAGCGCGCTTGCTCTTGTGCATGTTCTTGGACTTACCACCGATGAAAGTTTCGTCGGCCTCGACCGTGCCATGCAACTTGCGAAATGTTCGCGTTCGCATCGCCATACGAATGCGGTGCATCATAAACCACGCGGTTTTCTGGGTGACACCAAGAGCGCGGGCTATCTCATAACTACTAATTCCATTCTTGGCGTTGACGATGCACCATATCGCCACGAACCACTTATCCAAGCCGAGTGGACTATCCTCAAAAATCGTGTCAACTTTGGCGCTGAATTGCTTGCGACACTTAGGCTCTTTGCATTGCAGCATCGACCGCGAACGGATAACACCCACTCGCTCGCTACCGCATTTTGGGCAGATAGGATTGGACAGCGGCCACTTAGCTTGCAACATGTGCTCGAAACAAACCTTCGGATCGGCGAAGTAGCGGACGGCTTCCATCAGTGTTTTCGGGGTGTCAGTCATTTGTTGCCTCACCATGATTTGCAAGCGCTGCCCGGTTTTCATCAACCCGTAATTCAGCGGCCCAAATGCCCTGCATCATGCAGTCATGTAGCCAATCTTTCAGCGTCTCGCCAGTATCTTCTTCCGCAATTTTTGTCAGTCGATCCACTTCGGCTTTGTCGATCCGAAGTTTTATGCAGACGTTCGTGCGCTTCACACCGTCCTTTGACATCGTGTATTTCATCGCTACGCCTCGATTTTCGGCGCACCAACAATCAGCGTGGCGGACAAGCCGCCGAGTTGGGTGACTTTGCTAATGATCGTATTAAGTTCGATAGTTACCAACTTGCTCCATCTACCGCTGTTCTTTTGGTAGACAAAGCCTCTGGCACGATTTGCGTTGACCCAATGATGGACACGGGCCAACTGCGTTCCGCGACTTCCAAACAGTTTTATCACGAAGTCGCCACGGCCAACTGGGTATCCGCCGACTTCAACGAAGGCTGGTCGATTCATAGTTCCACCTCACTTTCTACCTTCATTGTATCGACGGTTTTCGATGAGTCACCTACGTTGCCTAACTATTACGCAAGATTCCCAAAATGGGATTTAACCTGATGAGTCAAGTAAGTTGTTACCCAATGTTTTACGCCCCTTGATGGCCACCAGATCAAACAGCGACCACAAGTCGAAACGCCTGGTCATTGGTCCGTTGCGGATGATTCGCTCGACGTCGCCGACGATCCAGCCGAGGCGTTCGAGCTTGTCGGTCGCACGTTGTTTGCAGGTCACTCGCACCCGAAAACTTCCTCTCTGGCTCGACGCATAATTCCAAGCGCTTCCAGCCGTGTTAGCAGTCCGCGCCTAATGAAATGTGCGAGCGACCACCATAGATCGCAGTTGTGGAATGGACAGCGGCAAACGTCTTCCGAACGGAACCGGAACAAGAAGAATTCGCCGGTCGAGACGCGCGTGAATTGGATCTCGTATTGTGTGGATGTACGTGTCATCCGAACATCCTTTGATGCTGGCGTTCCGAATATTCGCGAATGTATCTGTCCACAGCACGTTCTATTTTTCTGGCCTCATTCAAGGCTTGTGGTGAGCGCGTCTTGAAGTACGATGTTTGCAGCTCTCGCATTTTGGCAACTGTTTGAACGAACGCATCAAGCTCTGGATTTTTCATCTGTTCATAAATGGATCGGGTTCGTATTCGTACTCTTCCGCCAATTTGGTCGATTTACCCGTAAGCATCTGGCGCGACGGCTCAAACCGACACTCAACAACCGGCGACACAATTTCACGATTACGGTTTTTCGCAATGTAAAACTCGTATTTGTGTGGATCGCGCTTCGGATCGATGCGATGGGGCCACACAAGGAAAATAATTACATCGGCATCCTGTTCAAGTTGGCCCGTGTCCCGAAGATCCGACAACTTCGGCAAAAACGACTGCCGCGACTCAATTTCTCGATTGAGTTGACACAACACCAGCAAAAGAATCTTTTGTTCTGACGCAACCTTACGAAGTGCAATCGACGTGTTCGTGATTTGTTCGTATCGACTGTTTCCGGCGCTAGTCAGTAACTGGGCATAATCAACGATGGCGCAACGAATGTTTTGTTCCTTGACAGCCCGCTCAATTTCTTCAACAGCGGCAACCGTCGTGCCGCAATTCTCGACAATGAAGCAGTCCGACCGCTCACCAGCAAATTGATTCAGGTCTATTTCCAGATCTACGATCGACGACTGCCAATATTCCTGCGGCGTATTCGAAGCAAATAGAAGCGTTCGTTTGCCAAGAGCCAGAGCTGACATTTCCTCGGTGACAAACAACACGGGCAAGCCATCAGCCGTCCAGTTGTGCGCACATTGCAAAGCTACAGCGCTTTTACCGTGACTCGGCCGAGCCGCGATAATAACCATTTCGCCAACCTCAATGCCGCCACCGATCGCAGCGTCGAGGTTCGGCAGGCCAGTTGCAATGAGCGTCGATTTACCAGATTTGATATTGGCGATGTACGCTTCGGCGGCAGCGAGCGTCGTCGTGATTCGCCGCTTCCTTTGCAGCTTCGGCGCCTCATACTTCGGGACATTAACCTTGGCCCACTCCCGCGGATTTGCATTTCGAAGGTAGCCGCGTTCGCCTGGTTGCTTCCGAGCGTCATCGACCTTGTGTTCCAGTTCACGATCGGTCCAGGGCGGTTGGCAGGTTTGATTCCACTCGCCCAACAACATCAACGCCTGATCGCGCTCGAGCTGGAAGCCAAGAATCAGAACACACGCCGCATGGAAAGTTGCGTTGTGTCCGCCCTGACCACTAACTGCCGGCGGACACTTGGCAAGATACTTCCGGGCTCGTTCAATCACTGCCGCTGGCGCAAAAAAATCCGGCGATGCTGCTCGCTTCTCGACTGGCCAAAGAACATCGCATAAGGCACCTAGCGGCTCGTCACACGACTGCGGTTCTTTTGGTACCCCGCGCAACCGCAGCCCAGTAACTGCGAAATAGCGGCCGTGCTCGTAAACCTCGACGGCTGGCAGCTTGTCGTCGCAGGAGGGGATTTCGTTTTTGAGTTCAATTTTGCGTCCACCGGCAAACGGTAATTTGCCAATCGCAAACATTTTCACACCCGACAAGGACGGTGACACTTCGGCATAGGTTTCGAATCCTTGAATAAACGCTTTTGCCCAGTCGGCCATCTGACCTGTTTTCGGATCACGGCAACCGTCCAGGTCGATACCGACGAATGGATCTTCTTTCGAGAACTCGTAACCGATGCCATCGAATCCACCCTTATCGAATCGAGTTCGAACGTCATCGAACCCAGTCCACGTCGAAGGATCATTTGCTTTGGCTGGTTTGCCATCAATTCCGAACGGAACTTTTGTTGGCTTATCCCGTTGAACGATTCGCCAAAGTACCCATTGAGGCCGTTCTCGAAGCGCTATCGGAATGTTGGCGAATTTAATCATGGCTTAGCAACATTTCGGTTGATTGGTTTTGTAGCGTAACCGACGTTCGATACGTTCGAACCCAATGAATTAACCGATGACAAGCCGTGCAAATGATCCAAATGTTTTCGCGATTACTGCTTCCGCCATCCTGGTATTCGCGCACGTGTTGTGCTTCCAGCGTTTGACCTTTCGGCAATTCGTCGACTGATCGCAAACACATTTCGCAAAATCCCTGCCCGTAGCTCGACACAAGGTTTTGATGCTGCTGAGGCCGGCGGTATTTTGTTGGGTCGTCCTCCGGCTTCTTGAACCACCGTAGGAATCTTCCGCATTTTCCACACTCTGCCTTCGAATGATGCACGCCACTCGTCGCGACGGTTACGCGATGCGGACCATCGTGGGAGCAATATCGGCAAATTTCGAAGTGCTCGCTCATACGGGGGTCCAGTTGGCCTTTTCCTCGTCCGTTGGCAGTTTTGGCCCACCGCCTGACTGCTTTCGATCGTCGAACCATTCATCGAAGTCCCAGCCCTTGTAGCCCTGCGCCATCGCCCTCTCAATCGCGTCAACCACGGCCTGTTCGCCATGGGCCAAAACACGATTCTCGATCCTGCTCACCAGAGCTTTCAGGCCGAGCGGCTTGTACGGTTTGGGCTTGTATGCCAGCCAATTGCTGAGCGTTCGCCTAAGCCGTTCGGAGTCGACGTTGGCTGAAAAATGGGGTGGGGAAGGGGGTTTTTTTGTGGTGCTGGGTGGTGGGTGCTGGGTTGCGTCCTTTTCTGACGTTTTAGTAAAACGCAGGTGTTTCGACGTAACACCTTTACAGCGTTGGGATTTGGTTGACATACGGTTCCGCGTCTTTGGGTCTTGGTATGCTTTCCAATTCACCACGGTCAGTAAGTCACCTTCGACAACGACCGCTCCGGCCCTCCCGGTACATTCCAGGAGTTCATCTACCGACTCGATCGAAAGCCGGTAGTTTTCCGCGAACGCCTTGCCGCGGAACCGTACCTTACCCGCTCGCCCTTGAGCTTTTACGAGGCACAGTAAACAAATCCACGCGAGCCGAACCCCATGGGGAGCGTCGTCGAACATCTCCGAGTCCTGCCAATCAACTGACAGGGCCAGCCATGGGGCGACCTTGCTCACGCGCGATCCTTAAAACGGGATATCATCGTCCGGTGTTGTGTCGATGCCTTCGCTTCCGACTGCGACTGGCTCGGATTCTTCGGCCTTCTCCGCCTTTGGCTGCGCCGCTGGCTTTCTGGCCGAAGACTTCTTGAATCGCTCTTTCAACTTGCGACCAAAAAGTGCGTCCAGCTTCCTCGCATCGGAGTCCCCAAGAGGGTCCGGAGTCTTCGCCCCCGGATTCGATAAATCCCACTTTTCTCGTTCCTTCCCTTCGTAGGTCTCGAGCTTGCAATAGCACTCGATAACCTGGCCAATGAACGAGTGATGACCTTCCACGTTGGGATCCACTTCGCGAAACGATTGGCCGGAAAAGCCCAGCGATTCGAGCTTGTCCAAAACGAAGTCAATGGTCTTTTCCGTAACCGTCCAATAAAGTGTTCGCTCGTATTGATTCAGCGTGACGCCTGGGCTGTCTAATGATTCAAGCACGCGACATCTGATCCAGATTTGGGGCTTGTCGGTGCTCGACATCGAGAGCCCCTGATCCAAAACCTCGCATTTGTAGGCGCCTTGGGTGTAGTACGTCATTTCCCACCGCCTTTCATCGCTTCAAGAAAATTGGCCCATGCCTCGGCGCCGGTCGCCCCCATGGAAACCTCGGAGGGCAGCCCGTGGCGATTCTTGGCATCGAACGCAGCAGTCCGTTCCGCGAACATTACCCGCTCGCTGCCGCCGCGCCCTTTGCCCTTCGACGGGCCTTTGCCTGACGTCTGTTCGTCAGCAATGACTGTGTAGAAATTGGCAAACAAAACAATGTCTGCCCAACGGTGCGTCAGCGCCCAGCTCTTGTGGTGAATGTCCGGCTGATAGCGGTCGTAGTCAGCACCCTCGGGATTCTTGAAAGTGCTGACTTTCGTATGGCAGAGCGCGATAATTGCCATCTTCCTCTCGGCGCGAAGCGCATCGAGCGAACTGAGGAATTCACGCCATGGCGTCAGGGAAGCATCGTAGCCCTGCATGTAAGCCGTGAAGCCGTCCCGGCCCCACTTGCCGCCAAACATCGTTTCGCAAACGTGCTCGTGACACAGCCGCTCGAAGCCGTTGAGCGTATCCAGTACCAGCGTCCGATACGGGTGATCTTCTTTGTGAAGCGACTCGATGATGTCGCGGGTCTCGTCCCACGATTCAATTTCGGGAGCATGCGGGGTTTCCGACACCCGGCCCGAGTCGATCAGGGTTTCCAACCCTGTTTCACCGCGGGCCATAAGCACGTAGGGCTTCGGAGCCGACGCGGCAAAACTTGTTTTCCCCACACCTTCGACGCCGTGCAGAACGACGCGAGAGGGGAGTTTGTTACCGGCCGTCACTGTATCAGACAGTGACAATTTGCGATTCGTTGCCGGCAACCTCGCTGGCTGCGGGCGCGCTGTCGCTGATGCCATGTTGTTGATCCTTGAGAGCGTTGTAGTAGACTTCCAAAGCGCGATGGAGCAATTGCCCAAACACGAGCGCCTCGGCTGTCTCATCATCTGCGCGCTCAAGCCGCAGAAGATATTTGTAGAAGTGCATTCGTCGACACGTCTGATAACATCGAATTCGAGAGTGCGTGAGAGTGTTCGCGTCGAACTTGACCTCGGGGTGGGCCTCGTCCCGCTTACGCCATTTGTCGCTTTCTGGTGTGTCGTGGCCCGAGCACAACCCGAGATAATCGCAGGGGCGGCCAAAGTTCATGCACGCGCCAGAATTGCGATAGTGGGCACCAGATGACTCTGTGGTCCGAATGTCTTGGGCAACTTGCCACAATTCTCCAGCCCACTCCAGCATTTCATTGTCGAGACGTGGGACGGGCCGGCGTTGGTAGTATTTTCCGGGATTGTCCAGGCAGTCACGCAGGAGCCGCAACGAGTAGAGCTTCGGCGTCTCGCTGAATTCGTTTCCGTCCGCTTCAGCAACGTCCTCTTCGTCGATCGAGAATTCGCAATAGATTAAGGCCTCGATCATCGTTTTTTGATCGGCCTTGGTGATTTGCTTGGGTCGGATCGTGGGCTTGCGAATCACGTCGTAGATTGTGCCGTCGAGCTTTCGGCCACTCTGCCAATTGGCGAGTGCGTACATGCTCACCTGGCCGTCGATCGCCAATCGTCGCCAGTAGGATGCAGACGGATCGGCAATCTCTTCGGAAGTTGTTTTGTGCTCGACCATCCACGTTCGAGAATCGAAGTTGACCATCAAATCGAATCGGCCGCCTTGCTGATAGGTTCGCGATGAACGGCCGGTCTCGGGGTTCACAATCGGAAGTTGAAACGTTTCTTCGACGCCCAAAACTCCGAACGGTGCAGACTTCCATCTGTCGTGGTAGCCGGTGATTAAAGCGCGCACCTTCCAGGCTGCGAGCTGGTCACATTGACCGGATTCGGCGTAGTGCTCGATCGCTTCGACGGTTGCCTGAAGAGGATTCATCAGTCTGGTTTCCTCGGTCCTTCGCGTTTAATTGCGTCGTAAACTTCCTGACGATGAACCGGAGTTTCTCGCGGGGCTTCGATTCCCAGGCGAACCTTATCGCCGCGAACGTCCACTACGATGACAGAGACGTTGTCTCCGATCATGATTTTTTCACCTGGCATCCTGCTGAGCACTAACATTTTCGCGTCCTTTCAAAAGTTGGCCGCGGCGGATTGAACCGCTTCCTTAATGCGCCGCCGCGGCCGTGCCTCATGTACACGAAAAAACCGCGCGACCTGGAACTGCCGACGTAGGCAGATCTCAAATCGCGCGGCGACACTATTGGTGTGAAGTCGATCCATCAGTTTGATTGTGCTTCGTGACTAAACTTCCAGCCCAAGTTTGTCCGCCACCCACTGCACCACGTCCTCGGGCATCGCTTCTTTGTCGTCGGCGAACTGGCGGACCGCATCGCCGAGTACGTCGGCTACGTCTTCGGCGGTGAGGAAGGCTCCGTTGACTCCGTGGTCAAAAATTTTCACCTGTTCGTCGATCACTTTGATGTCGAAGCGATATGGTTTGTCGGGCATTGTGCGCCTAACTTCTATCGAGCGTTCACAGATTCCTGCTCGGCGAGACACTTCATATCCGCCAAGGCGTCCTCGTTCGTATCGAAAAAACGGCACGGATTGATTTGGTATCCGTTTTCCTTGTAAATCAGTTGCGCAGCCAAAAGAGTTCCTAGCCGCGATTCCAGCAGTCGGCCCGGTTCTCCAGCCAATGTTACGATCCATCCCGCGCGGCAATGCGTCGTTTCGCACGTGTGCCAGTCGCTCATTTCGAGCGCGTTCGGAGCGCTCGCGGCTGCGTAAACTTGCGAATGTATATGATCCAGTCGCGGAACCTCGGGAGCGGCTTCTCCTCTGTCGCTGCACTCGCTGCACTCGCTGCACCCGCTGCACCTGCTGCACCAGCTGCACCCGCTGCACCCGCTGCACCAGCTGCACCAGCTGCACCCGCTGCACCAGCTGCACTCGCTGCACCCGCTGCACCCGCTGCACCTGCTGCACCTGCTGCACTCGCTGCACCCGCTGCATCCGCTGCACCCGCTGCACCTGCTGCACCTGCTGCACCCGCTGCACCCGCTGCACCCGCTGCACCAGCTGCACCCGCTGCACCCGCTGCACCAGCTGCACCCGCTGCACCTGCTGCACC